CTAGCCGGTTGCTAGGGGTAAAACGCGGGGTAAAAGGTTCTCTGAATTGCCCTCGGCGTTCGCCGCGCCGGGGGCAAATTTCTTTCCAAAGACGTTCTCCAGTGTGTCGTCCACGGCGCCCAACCTGCGCAAGTAGCGCGCGGTCGTCGTTGGACTTTGGTGTCTCAGGATCCCTTGGATCGTCGGTATGTCCACCCCTTCTCTCGCCAGGATAGAAGCGGACAGGTGTCGTATGGCGTGGAACCCGAACGCCTTCACTCCGGCCCGACGACATAGCCGTTCCATGTATTTGTTGCGGTAGCGGAACGGCTGACCATCGGGAAGGCTGAAGACAAACATCGAGCGCATACGCTTGCGTTGTTCCTGAAGCGCGCCCATGGCCGGCGTTGTTAGCCTGAGCCAGTGATACACCAGCCCGCCATGGCCTGTTTTTCGTGTGCCGAGCCTGATTTTCCCCTGATCGAGGTCAACGTCTGACCATTGGAGGCGATACAGCTCTCCGCGCCTAGCCCCCGTGTGCAGCATGAGCAGTAGGAAGGCCATGTCTTCCGGAGCGGCGGCGTTGAAGGCCTTCCAAAAGTCTTCTTCGCTCGGGACGTAACGACGGCCGGAATCGTGTTTCCATTTTTTGATTACCGAGAAAGGATTCTGCTTTGTCCATCGGTGCAATTCCTTTCCCCATTCCCAGGCCGCCGCAAGGTTCTTGCGGTCCTTATTCGCAGCGTTCCCGCTCGCCTTTGCGCGGTGCGCGAGGGCCTTGCGAATGTCTTGGTCTGGAATGGAGTCCGCTGGACAATCAGGCTTGACGAATCGAAGCAGGTTGCGAAAGGCCAAGGCCTTTTCCTGATAGGTTTTCAGGACAAATCGATCCTTGGCGTAATCAAGGTACGCCTGCGCCAGAGAGTAAACCGTGACGGTCTGGCTCTCCAAGCCGGACCACTCGCTTGCGTCTTGCCTTGCTTCCCACTTCAGGGCCTCCGCCTTGGTATTGAATACCTTGGCGCGTCGGCTGCCCTGAATCATTTTTGTTGCTCGCCATGTTCCGTTCTTCTGCTTGTACGGCATCTCCCAACTCCGATATTATGTTTTCAAAGAACACGACGGCCCCACCGGGCACGGCCTGAAACCCTCCCAACACGCGCTTGTGACGGTATACCCATGCGACCGACTTGCGCAAGCGATCCGCGACTTCCGGGGCGGTGAGCGTGATGATGGGGTTTGGGGACATATGTTACCTGCTTGCGATCTGGTCGATGGTGAGGAGGGCCGACCACTCGGCGGCCGCAAAAATCTCCCTGATGGACTGAGCATCTTCAACGGCCTCTTTCGCAGGCTTAAATCGTCCCCAGCACGTTCCGACATTCCAATAATCCAGCAGATGCGACAATTCATATCTGGTCCACTCGTTTGTCAGGTCCGGAGTGTACTCGGCATGGTGCATGATTTCATATCCAGCCCCATCCGGAGTGAGTTCGCACCGCAGCCGCGCACCGCAGCGTTCGCAGTATTCCAGATGATTCGAGTCGCCCCCGGCCCCAGAGTACCCGCCCCTAGGTTCGGCTTGCTCCTCTTCGGGTCGCCCCTCGTTGTAATCAGCGACGGCGGCGGAAATGCAGTCCTCGCAGTACGATTCTGCATCGTCCTCGCTGATCCACCATTGCTCGCTTTCTGGTTCCGGGTAATCGCCCAGCAGCTCCGTAGCGTGATCCGGGGTCATCCCAGCGAGGCAGAGGGCAATGCCGCGAGCATGGAGGGTTTGGAGGAGGTGGGAGCGGGCCGTGGTCATCTTGGCGCCTCCATCTTAAACTTGTAATACTGCTCAATTCCCCAGACGATAGCGTAGAGATTCCAAAGGTAAGAGTATGTCCATTCTCGCAGCGAGACTTCCCAGAAGTCAGAAAACAATTCATGTTTGTCGTTGAATTCTTCAATAGCTCTTCTGGCTTCTTCTTCAGAGTCGCCATTAGCAACGATGCTTAGCAACTCTGACAGTATCTCTGTGCGGTCTTCTGTGTCAGGTTCTTCATCCGCAACCCACTCGTTGAACCGCTCCATAACGACGTCACGGAAGCGTTCTTGCGAATATGCCTCCAACGCTCCACGTCGGCATGAGTTGTCCAGCGCAATGCACTTTTCTGACCAATAGTGAGGGTTAATACCCTTGTCGTGTTCCGTTGGTCTGAAAAACTCGAACATATCATACAGACGCTCGAAGGCATACGTCCCCATATCCCCAGATATTACCAGCGAACCAGGCCACGTAACTATGTCGAAATAACAGTTACGAGTTTCAGGTGACTGCAGGCGGATATGCCTATACGCTTCATTGTCAAGCAAGACAGTTAGCTTGTGGGTTGCAACGTTTTTCAAGAATCGCTCGTGAATGTCGTTCATCTCGCCCCCTCCTTCCATTCGCGACCATCGAGAAGGCAGCCGGATTTTTTGCGGCCGACGCGGATTCCCCCGGAGCAGTGGGCGTCAACCCCGGTCATAGCTGGGTTCTGGCTGTCGGGCAGGAACTCCCCCCACCCCTTGAACCAAAACGGAACCCCGTCCGTCTGACACTGATCCCGCAGTCCGCGCACCCAATCCGGATGCATGGACCGGGCGTTTGGGCCGTTCTCGCCGCCGCAGATGACCCAATCGAGTCCCGACCGTCCGCGGTCAAACTCTAGTTCGGATTGTTTGTTTTTTTGGCAATTATGGAGCGGGGGATGACCATTTGCGCACCATCTACATTCCCCCCAACACTCTGAGTCTAATGCGTTTTCACCGTGCCACGCAGTTTCAAGATCAATAAACCCAAGCATCGGTTCTATGGACACAAAGCGTTTCGCCGCTGGCGTCTGCAGCAGGATGGGTATGCGTTCGTTCGCGGCCTCTTGCGTGCCGGAGGTGACGCCGAGCCAGACGTTGGGTGGCATGAAGTTCAAAGATGAAATATAATCACGCATCCGTTCTGGTCGCTTCGTGAGCAACATAAAGGTATGCTGCGAGCACGAACTGGAAATCATGTGAAAAATCTTGTCCAGCCACTCAAACGGGACAGACTCATGGAACAGATCACACATGCTACCCACGAAGATTCGGAGCGGCTTCTTCCATCTCAAAACCCGTTCCATGCCGCCCACCCAACGCGTTTCGCCGATCCATCTGATCTGCCCGTTGACCTTGTGCGTCAGGCCCTTGTATTGCGGAGTTAAGGGATTGTTGCTGCGGACATGCGCCATTCGAGAGGCGTAGCAGTTGTCGCACTCGGCTGAGACGTGGCTGCAGCCTACAATGGGATTGATAGTGTAGTCGCACCAGCCGATGGGGTTTTTCATCTCTCCACCTCAATTTCTTTCAACTCCGAGTATATCCGCTCTATAAATCTGGCCCCAGCCGCATCAAGGTTCGCAGCCAGCGCTATGGTCTGGATACCCTCAATAGCAGGAGACCAGGACGCGAACTCGGCCGCGATAGAGTTCAGAAGTGCGGCCTGAACATTTCCGGTAGCATCACAAAAGGCTTCTGTTATTCTTTCAATGTCCATGTTCATATTGCCTTCTCTTCGATTTGTTCGCTTGCCTCATAGTTCGCGCGGATCAGCGCGGCGGCGATGGGCGGGCAGACGCTGTTTCCGCAGGCGCGGACCTGAGCGGTCTTGGATACAGGGCGTCCGTCCAACTCGATGTCGATCTTGTACGTGTCGGGGAAGCCTTGCGCGCGGAAGAGTTCCCGAGGCGTGAGCATGCGCAGTCCGATGTCCGCAATAGCGTAGGTCTGGTCATCGATTGTCACCGTGACGACGCCGAAACGATCCTTGCTGACCACCGTGCCGAGGGGTGACGTGGCTGTTTGCCCGAAACTTCCCTGGCCGTAGTATTTGGTCAAAAAGGCGGCCACGAAACCAAACTTATTTTCGTTCGTCGTTGTAGCGAGCGGAGTCCAAACGTCTTGCCCGGTCCCTTTCCCGTAGTATTTGGAGAGGAACACGGCCACCAGCGCGTTGTGGTCCCAGCTCGTGACCGTCCCCAGAGGCTGATCCAACGGAGACCCAACAACGCCGCCGAAGTACTTGGACAGGAATACCGACACGAGGCCGAACCTGTTTTCCGTGGTCACGGTTTTGAGGGGGTCGTGCAGCGCTTGACCTCGCGCCTCGTTCTGGCGTTTTGGTCCGTAGTAGGATGCGAGGAACGCGGCTTGATGGGGGACCGGGACAAGGAAAGGCCGGTCCGCGCCCAGGATGAACTTCTTGATGCCGGCCGCGATGCGCCGCAGGGAATTCTCGGCCAAAGGCTTCTTGCGGTCGAAAATTGACGGGCACGGGATTGACCAATCGATGCACTCGGCCGCAGTCCTGTACGGCTGGGCGCGTTCAGGACCGTGCGTCGGAGCGGGCCAGGAAACCGGAACGCCGTCGCAGCGCATGACGAAAAACAGGCGCTTGCGGATGGTCGGCGCGCCGTAGTCGCAGGCCCGCAGCGCGCGCCATTGCACGCTGTAGCCCAGACGCCGCAACGTGCGCACCCAAACTTTAAAGATGACGCCCTTATGGGAATCAATGACCTTACCCGCTGAATCGAGCGGACCCCAAGTCGAAAACTCCTCCACGTTCTCCACGATGATGACGCGAGGCCGGACCTCGCGCGCCCATTTGACCACGGCCCAGGCCATGTCACGAATCTTGGCGTCCCGACGCGGCGCGGCGCCCTTAGCTCGCGAGAAATGCGTGCAGTCGGGCGACGCCCAGAGCAGCCCGACAGGCCGGCCCATGGCCACATGGTGCGGGTGGACCTGCCAGACGTCTTGACAGAGATGGCGCGTCTCAGGATGGTTCGCGCGATGGATCGCGACTGCTACCGAGTTATGATTCAGGGCGTAGTCCGGACTCCGGCCCAGGGCTATCTCGATCCCCGTGGACGCGCCCCCGCCGCCGGCGAAGCAGTCTATGACGAGTTCCGTGCTCATACTTCAATCCAACTCATCCGACGCGCCTTGTGTTTTTTCAGCACGTCATCGGCAAACAAAATGGCGCTTTTCATCCCCGGCTCAGGAGATTTGATATTTTTTGCGTAGGCTCGCATTACTTTGAGAGCTTCAACGGTATCCTTGTAGAGTTTTTCGTCTATGCGCATTGAATCGTCGTTCATTCCTTTCTCTCTATTTGGAGCCGGCGGCAGGGCTCGAACCCGCAGCCCCCTGAGTACAAATCAGGCGCTCTACCGTTGAGCTACGCCGGCTTTGTACTTTTCGGGGTCAAAACCTGTTATTTCCCAATACTCTTCTAATGCCTCTTGCATCTTTTCTTCAATTTGGGGACAATATCCGGCGCTATGCAAATTCAACCAAATCTCTCCACATTTTTCGCACATGTGATAGGGGGCCAACGGGACACCCTCTGTTTCACCGTAGATGCGATCTTCAACTTCACACCTTGTGCCTCTTCTGCGATAAAAGGATAGGCACTCTTGCCCAGGACTGATTTTTTTTGCGCAAGAGCAGCAGTACCTCGCTCTTTTTGTCTCAAGTCTTGAAAAGTCTTCGGGGAAATCATAAACATAACTATATGGGTCTAATTCCCAATCTCCACATGAACAAGATAAACTCATTGTCATACCTCCTAGCTGCATCATCAGTCCCAAGCCGCCACGTTAGGGAGACCCGCTTATTATTTACTCGGGAAAACGAGGCACTTGCCGGCGCGTCGAGCCCCCCGGCGCTCTTCATTCAGAAACACAGCCTCGCCAGACAAGAAACAAGCCACCACATCTTTTCCATCCTTGGTCATGTGCAGCATCTTGTGACAACCGTCGCTGCAAATATCTCCCGAAAAAAACACTCCAGACGCCTCCATTTCACCACGGAAACAGGATTTTGCGCGGAGCGGGATCAAGGACGTTCCGACACGCTTTAACTTAAGCGCTATGCCTGGCTGTAGACGGCATATCGTTCGGCCGCGACCGTCGTAGTCAGACAGAACACAGCCACCCCCGCAGCATTCATGATATTCGGGATGAATCTCGATTTTGTATGTAATAGTGATGCTAGTCTTCATGTTTTACCTCATGTCTGGGAGACCGCCGACAGTGCGGCGGTTCCGCGTTAGATTTCTCCCCACATCTCAAGATGCCATTCAAGCTCAGTCCGAACGTCGCGAAGCAAGTCGACATTGAAGAACTTGTCCAAGATGCTGGCGGGAGGCTTGTTCTGGTAGTGCGCGTAGAACAAGTCCCGAGTCGTTTGAGCCCAGTGCAGTGCGCGCAATCCTGACACCTCGTTACGGGTCATGACCCTGTTTCTGCGGGTGATGTCGTTGATCATGGTGGTTACGCCGCCTTCGTATCCTTCTTCCCTTCGCCTGGGATAACCTGCACGCCGGTCAGCATGAGCTGTTCAGCTTGGACCGCCCCAGGAGGCATCAAGCGCCCATCCTTGTCGATGAACGCCACGCCGCCGCCTTCGCTCTTGGCCAAGCTAACGGCCGTGGCGAACGCCCATTTGATCGCGGCGCCGCCCTCGCTCATTTCGGCCTTGATGTTGACCGTGATCTTCCGCGGTTCGCCGATCTGCGGCCGGGAGTGGGTGTCGCGCGCCACGGTCTCCAGGGCATCCTCGATCTGGTCAACCAGGTCGCCGGCCCCGACGTCGTGGATGGTGTAGCGGGATCCCGGAACCTCCTCCTGGAGTTGCAGGCGCGTGAGGGTTTTCTTGAGGTCCAGAATGCGCTCGTCCTTCTTGGCGATCACGGCGCGCAACTTGGCGGCCTCAGCGCGCAGGGCCTCGGCTTGTTTAAGTTGGGTCCAATAGGGCGAGTCGCCGAGGGAGGGGGAGAAGCGCCAAAGGGTGATGGCTTGGGTGATGGAGATGCGCACACAGCCGGGAGCGCTATCTTGCCAATGCGCAAGCGCGACTTCGGCCTCGTAGGGGATGAGATCGGAAAGGAGGGCAGCCCCTTGGATCAGGAAAAAGGAGGGGGTGTTCCCTTCGGGGGCACGCGCTTTGACTCGCTTGGTGTCCTCGGGGCCGACGGCGCGGGGCAAAAACGGCGGTATGGGCTGGTCCGTGTCAGGGTCTATGCGATGGACGGTGGCGGGCATGGGGGGGCTCCTTTTATGGTTTTGCATTTCGCATGGTGACAGGTGGTCTCTGTTTCTCATCCTCAAACCAGAGGAGGGTATTGCTGACTCCTTCCAGGTACGCCGAGTCTCCAAACCACTGCTGCTCTTTTTCAAGGGCGTCGTGCAGCTCCTTGACCTCGTGTTTGCTGCGGATGAAGACTACGGGCTCCATGGTTATCTCCTCTACCTCGGCGCCACGAAAACCGGCTTCCCGGTCTGACGCATGATCTCGCGTTTGAACCGCTCCTCATCCGCGTTTTCATCGGAGAGGTGCAGCAGGTGGATTTCCTGGACCTGAGAAAGATCGTTGGCCGCGAGCATTTCTTGGAGCCGCTCCAGTCCGAAATGGTTGTTGAGCAGCCGGCGCTTGCGTTCGACCGACAATTCTCCCAGCTCGACACGCTCGCGCAGCCGGTCCAGGGAGTAATTGCACTCCACGCAAATATGCGTCAGGCCTCGGAATCGATGCGGGCAGTAGGCCGTGTCCGTCAGGAAAACCACCTTTCCCACCCCCGCAGTCGATCCAAGGAGGTAGCCCAGCGGCTCGGCCGCGTCATGGACGGCAGGAAAGGGCATGACAGTCCAGGAGCAGACCTTGAAGGGCTTGAGCGCGGCAACGTCATGCCGGCGATGTCCGGATAGCTCCAGGGCGTCAAACGTGCCCCTGGAGGCGTACACGTCCACGCCAGCGGCCATGAGTGCATGCGCTGACTTGGCGTGGTCCCCGTGCTCGTGGGTTATGAGCGCCCCGGCGAGCTCGCAGACCTGAAAGTTTAGCCGTTCGCGCAAGGCCTTCCAGCCTAATCCGCACTCCAGGAGGAGCCGGGAACGCCCGTCAGAGATCGTGAAAGCATTCCCGGCGCTGGAGGAGGCTATGGCGCGGAATTCGATCATTAGAAGCCAGGGCCTGCGGCGGTTTGGGGTTGTTGGGACTGGGAGGGAAGTTGTGGTGGTCTTTTATCGGGTGCGGCCTCCTGTAGATCTCTGGAGTTATCATCCTTCGCAGCGGGGAGTGATTTCAATTCTTTGATGTCGAGAAGTTCACCGTTGGCTTCGCGTTTTACTGCTGCAGCAAACACCCTATCTTCACCTTGTTCCATGTCGTATATGTCTTCGACTTCATCCTTGGTCTGTAACCCCATGGCGATTTCTGGAGCATAGGCGCGCACAAACCACGCTGCTGCACGATACATGAGCATCTGCTGCGGCATAGTTTTCCATTTTGACATTTTCTTTTCGTACCAGTTTTCAGCCTTGGCGAGCTTGATAGAAATCCACGACCCGTAAAGCGTTTCTCCGGTTTCCCTTTCTACGGCGTATGCACGGCATCTCCATTCGTCAGCTCCTTCCTTGCCATCAAATTCATAGCGTAGTTTGGAAAAACCCGGCGTTTTGTTGAAACAGGCAATGAGAAACTGAGAGCTCCACGTAGGAGAGCCATCTACAATGTAAAGGTTTTGCATAACCATGAGGACATCAGCGCCGATGCGATTAGCCATATTCAAGGCAATGAGACAGTTCGGCGCATTCCCCCTGAACTGCTTGGGAACCAGGTCGGATGCGGCTAGGTCTTTAGAGATGTTCCTGGCCAGTGCGTATGAGTCGCTAGAGGTCAATCCAACTTGCACGGCTGGCAAGACCGCAGTGGTGGGGTGAGTGTTTCCTTGTGGGGTCATGTCCATTTTTCTCCTGTTTGGTTGCTATGTCTACGCTGCCACGCGCAGTTCGTTCGACACCTGCAGCGTCTTGGCGGTCGGGTCCACGTACAGGGCGATTGTCTGGGCCTTGAGTTGCGGCAAACTCGTGACCGCCTCCGCGTTATCGATGAAGATCATGGGGCGGAACTCGTGGCGCTCTGACAGCGCGTTGATGATGTCCAGACCGCCTTGGAGCCGGGCCGCGTTGTTCAACGAGCCGTAGGGGACTCCGCCTACGGTCATTTCACAGCACTCGGCCAACCCGCCGTTGATCTGCTCCTCGAAAAGCTTGAATCGAACCAGCTTGAAATGGCCGTTGATCTTGTCCGAGAGCATGGAGACCTTGGCGCGAATGAAGCGTTCAGTCAGTATCAACGCGGCTTCAGTCTGCTCGTATTCTTTGGCCAGGCGTCGCTCCTCTTTCGAGAGTTCGGCTATTCGATCCTGGCCGCGGCGCCAGTTGTCAACGTTGGCCAGCTCCCGCTCGATCTCGGCAATGGTCTGCGCTTGGCTGGCTATGGACTCGCGCAGGGGGGCTGCGACCTTTTCCGCGTCAGAGGCCAGAGCAGCGATGCTGGCTTTGATCGCGTCCGCCTCTAATTCAAGAGCATTGATCTCCGGCCGTTTCGCGACCTGGGGCACAGGCTCGCCCTTTTTCTGCTCCAGGGCTTTGCGAGCTGCATCGAGGCGCGTCTTGCATGCGCCTTCCTGAGCCAGGAGGCCGTTGATCGATTCCTCGGCCTTCTCGGCCTCGGCCATTTTGGCGCGGCCCTGATCGCGCAGCGCCTCCAGCCTCTTGGCTTTGGACTCATTGAATTCCGCCAGGGCTGCGGCGGTGACGGCTTCGATGCGCTCTTGCGGGATGGCCTGGCCGCAGGCTGGGCACGTATCGGGCTGGGTGGGCGGCGTGAACGTCTCCGCGTCCACCTTGTACCAACGCTGACGAATGTCATCGACTTCGTTGCGTAGAGCCTCGGCGCCCTTGCGCTTGGCCTGGATCGTTCTTCCCCAGTCTCGCGCCTCGGACTCGATCTCTGCGAGCTCATCGGAGAGCTTGCGAAGTTCGGAATAGTGCGCCGAGCTGACCCTTTGCTCGTCCAACACCTGCGCGTTTCTGGCGGTTTGAATCTTCCCTTCGACCTCCCGGAGCTTTTTGGTCTGCTCCGCGATCTCCCCGCCAGATTCGATGCGGGAGAGTTCGTCACGTTCAATGTGGAGCGCGTGCTTTCTTCTTCTGATCTCTTCGTCCAGCTCGACGGCGAGCGTATCCGCGTCCCGGGTCAGTTCGGGCAGGGACCGCCCGACCTCGTCAATGCGCGTGGGGATCTGCTGCAGTTCGTCGTTGAGCTTGCGGCGCTGGGCCTCCAACACCTTACGACAATCCTCCAGGCTGCGCCGGCCCATAATCTCGACCAGGGGCGCAAGCTCAGGATCGGAATCAATCACGTCCGCGTCGTGGACATCACCGAAGGCCTGGAGCAGCATCGCGCGGCGCTCTCTCCATTGGAGGCCCTCGGAGAAATACTTGGGATTAGTCAGGAGCCGGAACAGGCTTTCGTCGGCGATCTCGCTGATTTTGGCCTTGTAGTCCGTGGCCTTGACCGGAACGCCGTCAATCCAGCACTCCGTCTTATTGCCGGTCAGTTCTTTTGTGGCCGTGCCGCGGCGCTTGGTCCAGATTTCGGAGAGGACTTTGCGCAGGGTCAGCTCGGCGCCGTTAAGGTCGAACGTCGCCTCGACGCCATGTTCCAGGCCATGAACAGGGGCGCCGTGGACGTCAAGCGTCTTGATCTCGAACTGCTTCTGGCCCAGGGAATCCTTGTCGAAGAGCAGAAATAGCACTCCGTCGTAGAGCGTGGTTTTGCCCGTGGCGTTGTCGCCGCGCACGGTGACGTTTTGGCCGTAGGGAGTGAAGGTGAAGTTCTTCACGCCTTTAAAATTGCTCAGGGTCAACGATTTGAGTCTCATATCTCCTCCAGTTCTAATGCCCCATTTGCAGGTACAGCGCGCCGCAGAGCAGGACGAAAAAAGCTGCTCCACTGGCGACGGCTACAAGCACGTCGTGAACAAAATGCTGTTGATTTTTGGTCATGGCGCGCCTCCTCATGGGGTTGATGTTACTCAGGGACCGACTCTTCCAGCCGGTCAAAACACCCGCAGGCCGGGTGTGCCGCGGGAACGACGCGGAGGCGCTCCCCTCCGCTGCAGCTCCCGTATCCGCCACAGGATCTGCGGCCGTCGTATTTGCGGCACTCGCCGCAGTCGGCGAAGATCACGGCGTCGAGCGCGCACAATGTGCTGGTCTGGGGCTCAGCAAGCATGGGATTCCCTCCTTCTTGGACCGAACAGGTGTTTGGCCTTGGCGCCATCGTTGAACCCTGGCGCATGTCCGAGGTGCCAGCCCTTGCAATGAGGGCACTCGTAGGGCCTGGAGTCGGCGTAGCGCTCTCCTCCGAGCCATCGAGCATGCCATGCGTCATCCTCTGTCGCGTGGCGTCGTTTGCCCTCACATTCAAGCCGTCTGAGTCGGCGCTTGCTGGCCATGGTCACTCCGCGAGCCCCTGCTGTTCCGCGAGCCAGGCCGGAACGATAACATCCACTGATTCGCCAATTTCACCGTCGTATTGGATCTTGCTCTTGGGAAACCAGTGATCATCCTCGTCGACCGCGACCAAGATCGCTTTCTCTGTTTCGGCCTTGAACAGGCCGGATACCGTAACTGATTTTCCGTTCATGGCATTCTCGCTTCTTTTCCCAGCCCTCGCACGAGAGCGCGCGCTTCTGGCCCGTCTGCGCCCGGATCGCAGCCGTTAGGCAACACGGCGCGCCCTCGGCGCGGGCTGGGAAAATTGTCTACTAAAGCTCCTGCAGAACCCAGACGATGCGGCCACAGATTTTTTCAGTCGCCAGAGGTAATGAAAGGGGGACCATTTGTGGATGTCTTTCTCCTCTGTCCATTTGGAATCCTTCACCTATGGCGAATATTCGAAACAACGATATGACTGCGTTCTCGTAGACGGCATACAGCTCGCCAGACTCGATGTGCTTGCGCTGCTTGTCGATCCCGACGAACGCCCCGCGGCGAATCTCAGGTTCCATACTCGACGACGTCACCTTAAGAACGGTCAGCCCTTCCCGGTGCACCGCCTGGGGTATGCAGAGCCGGCCAACAACCTCGCCCGTGGCCGAGATGACCTGGACCGTGACGCCCTTGTCGTAGGCCGGCATCGTCGGCGCTCGCATGGCTGCCTCCGGCGCCGGGCCGTCGCTCGTGACATACTCGCCGAAGCGATCCTTCAGACGCCAAGGTCCGGTCCCGTCTTCAAGCCAGTCCGGGTTGAGCCCGAACTTTTTGAACAGCTTGACGTACCACTCGGCTGGGATGGAATCGCGGCGCTTGGCGTCGGAGATGCTTGACTGCCGGATCTCCAACACCTCGGCGAGCTGGACCTGGGTTTTGCAACCCGTGGCCGCGCTGATGCGGCCAAAGACCTCGTCAAATTGTGACATGCTCCCTCCTCTCTCGCAGATTTTTCGAGCTCTCCTGATCCATCCGTCAGGCCCCGCCGGTGTAGTGACACTCCCTGAGGAGGCTCCCCGCGTTGACATGCCCGCCGGTGCTAGGCTCGTTCGAGCGCCGCGCCCGGCCCTGGTCCCCGTTGTCCTCCTGCCGGGCCGAGGCCGCGGGGTGTGGTTGGGGATTGGGTGGCGTGGTGAGAGAGAGGATAGACAGATTTTGTCTTTCAGTCAATCAGAAAATGTCCATATAGACAAAAAATGTCGATTGGAGGGTAAAAAAATCCCCGCCGGGGCGGGGATGGGGGGGGGTGAATATGAAAAACTATTTTTGCGGATGATTGATGTCTATCTTATGTACAAGGAGTGGTATTTTGCATGCGATGACCCACCCCTTGCCTTTCTTTGTTTTTAAAACAATTTGATGCATTCCAAACTCTTTTATTGGCATCCCTCCGATGTTAAAATTTAATCGATGAAAAATATTTTTTACGCTGATGTTTTCTATTTTTAAAATTTGCTGTGTGCCTTTGCTCGGTGATGTAAACTCTAATAATATGGAAAAAATCTCTACTTCAATTTCTTCATCCTTCATCCATAGTGAACTAATAGTAAAAGGAGGAGCTTGAAATGGTATTTCAGCAATTCCTACGGTATTTACACAATTTATTAAACTAGTATGCCCAGAATCCCTATCTGTTATGGCCTGGGTACACATTACAGCCCAAATATTATTAATCATTTCTAAGCCTCAAATCTTTGTTCGTTCTCGGTGCTTTGAAAAACAGAGAACGGGGTGTCATCAATATGTTTAGTATAAGTGTTTACGCCTTCTGTCTTGTCTGTAGAAACAAAATTAACAACAATACTATTCCCTTTATACATATGACTTGAAATGGCATTCTCTATCACTCGGTTAATGCTGAGGCCCTTTTTTGCGGAGAAAGAAGTAATGTCTTTGTGCATTTTTTCTGAGCAACGGAAAAGAATTTTCCCGCTATGTGGTTTTTCAGGCTCTTTGTCAAATTCACGACATGCTTCAATATACTCGTTTATAGCGTTTTCAAACGCAATTTTTAACTCTTCTACGCTCTTGCCTTTAAAACTTACAATATCAGAAATTCCAACAACTCGTCCGTAAAAGCAAAAGTCTTCATTTGAATACCTAATGTCAGCGCTGTATTCGTTATGTTTCATCTGTGTCATCATAAACCCCAGTTGTTATGAGAAAATCGCAAAAAGATTCAATTGCCCCTGCGTCCATATGGTTTTCAGGATGAGGCCTATGCGCTACGTAGATGGTTCCGGCTAGAAATAATTTGAATCCAGAGCCGCTTTTTGTGGATTTTTTTCCGCCAAAGGCTTGAACGAGTGAAACTATTTCGTCAAGTCTTATGTCTTTAGGCGGTGGTTTGCGAAATATTTTTTCAACTAGCCTCTTTTTTCTATTTGAAAGAATTTCGCTTGCTCGTTTTGATATCATAATTCCTTCCGAATCAAGAGTCAATTGGCATGCGCGTTTGTTTGGGCCGATTTTAATCCAAGTTCGGAAATTTTCCCAAGAGCATCAAGGATTAGCCCAGCGCTATCGCGCATGAACGATTTCCTTGTCTTTTCTATGGTAATCATGCCTTTGGATTCTAAAGATTTCAAGGCGTCGTTGTAAATCTTTAGCGACTCAACTTTTGAGTCCAGAGGCTGAAAGCCGACCGTTCGAGTGGGTTCACCTCCGCAGCGCTCGGCTGCGGATCGGAGAAGGCGGACTTCTTCTTGCGTGAGGTTCATTTTTTCTCCCTCTTCTTCGTCGGTCCGGTTTCTTCTTGAACGACGCTCGTCGCCTCGGGGAGCTGAGAGGGGCGAATCATGCTATCTCCGCAGCGTACCAAAGCACCCTCCCGAAGACTTCAAAATATTCGCCCTCTCTCACTTCTTCCTTGTGTGGTGCTCCGTTTCTGATGTCTCCATCTGACACGATGAAAATTTTTCCGTCCTGTTTGAGTAGACGCTTGATCTTGGCACCGTCAGGTGTGCCGATCATGTAGATGCGATCCGAGATGACCTCTTTTTTGCTCTGGTCCACCAAGACAATGGCCCCGTCCGGAATCGTCGGGTCCATACTGTCGCCCTCTGCGAGATAGATCGCTAGGCTTTTGGGGCTCCTTGTTCTCTGAACGATCCAATCCCCACGGAATCCGAGATATTTTTTGATCGTTGGAGATACTTCCCATGAGCCACCGCCCATGGAAAGTTTTGCCTCCAAAAACGGGACCGGAACAAACTCGTCGCCGGTGTTATGTGCAGGCGGAGCGACGTCGGGCACGCCAGTTTTGAAGGGGACCAGACGTCCATATTCGGCGATGATCGCCTTGAGCGACGGCTGGCCCGCAAGGCCCTTTTCGGCGCGTTCAATGGTTTTGAGGCTGACCCCCGTTTTTTCGTGGATGTCGTGCTTCGTGACGCCGGCCGCATAGAGGCGCTGCATGTAGTCTCGTTGTTCTTGGGCTAAAATATCGTTGGTCATGCCGAATCCATAACCTCCTAGACAAAATATGTCTACTTGTCGGCTATTGACGCGAGGACAAAAGCTGTCTAGAATTTGTCCTCATGAAAGACAAAAATCGCCTAGATCCCCAGATACTGTCCGTCGAGCTGGGAATCTCGTACAAACACGCTGACGAGATTCTACGCGGCAAGCGGGCGCCTTCTCGGGCGCTTGCCAAGCGGATAGCTGATTTTTGCGGCATAGATCGCATTAAGCTGCTTTATCCAGAAGAGTTCGGACCTGTTTTGCCCCTCCCTCCCTCCTCCCAACCCGCCCCCGCCTCGACACCCGCCCCGGTCGCTCCTGGCGGGGGCGGCGAATTTCAGCAGCAGAGGGGAGGGGAGGCGGCATGAGCGAAAGTCAGCTCGCCATCTTGACGAAGGAGTACTTCCCCTTGATGCGGCTGTTCAGAAACTTGCCTTTTGACGGGGCTTTCATGAGTGCTTCGTATATTGATTTAGGGACTCTTTTGTAGGAATATATTGCGCCGCTTTTGAATTTAACTTCGAGGATTTCTCTCTCTGCGTCGTAACCAACAGACGCGAGGTTGGAAGAACTTACAGGAGTGCGATTCATGGATAAGGACCTCCCGAATAAACAAATTGCTGAAATGAGCCGAGAAGAACTCTTTGAGCTGTTCGACTGGTACGACTTCAAGGACGAAACAGGCCATCCTCTGACGAGTTGCGAGCTGTTTCAGGAACTCGTCGAGATCGCCATCAACAAGAATTGCCCGTCTCCCTCCCAAACCCCCATCCCTGCCGGCCGTGATCTCGCCGAAGCGGCCGGCGAGGGTGGGGCGATAGAGAGGGTCAACACATGACCTGCTCGAACCGGCCCCTGATCTCATCCACGAACGCGCGTTTATCGAGCAGGTCCATAATGCGCATGTACTCTCCGACAGGGACGTCTTTGAAGGTGAACGTTTCGTCGCCTACGGTGATTTCAAGAATTTTCCGGTCAAACTGGTAGCCGATGGAGTCTTGCATGGTCGTCTCCTCAATCTTCTCTAATGCAACTTGGCCAGGACTCTTCGTTGTCCGGGATCGGCTCAATAGGGCGGTCTCTTTGCGGAACGTGGGCGTCGTCATTCCACGGGCCTTCTGAAGGGGGATCATCATGGACTTGATCCGGCTTGACAATTATCGGGAGCGGAAGGGCCAGTTGCCGCATGGTGCAGGCCGGCCTGAGCCCTGCACGGCGCAGAGAATTACGGAAGCTGTGAACAACTACTTGATGCGCAAGCTCCAGATCGCACGTTTGAAGGAGCTGCAGCCGGTATCGCCGCCACGTGACTTGCGTCTCGTCAAGCGCACGGACTAGGGCCAGGGCCGACGTGCCGCATGTGGTGATTTTGATTCGGATGTCCATGGGGAGCACCATAACAACGCGCAGTGCTTCCACAACAAAGACAGAGGGGTAGGGAGATGGTTGACGAATTTGGATTGTCGAAGTTGACCGCTAAACAGGTCCTACGACTCCAGCGTGACAGGGCCGGGGCGTCCCATGAGGAGATCGCAAACCAACTCGGCAAGGACCGCCAGACGATCGGGAACTACTTCGGCGACGAAGGGAGCGGCCCGCCGCTGGCCTTGCTTCCCAAGCTCTGCCACATCCTTGGATCGCCTGACATCCTGCAGTGGTTATGCATCCAGTATGAGGAGTACGCCGAGGATCAAGAGCCGGCGAGGATCACGCCCAATGCGGCGTTGATTGAGCTGTCAAAAGCGCTTCCGTACACCGCCCAGGCGATGCAAACCTTGGCGGAGGAATTTGGCGGCGGCAAGATCATGACCGATTCTGACGCACAGAAAATTGCCCAAAGTCTGGACAAGCCCATCCGTTTCTTGATCGAGGTTCGCCGCGGCCTTGAAGTCAGTGGGACCAAGGCGATCTACCGCGATCTTTCCAAGTCGAATTTTGAGCGCGCACGCTTCTCCTTGCGCGAGCCCGCGGGAGAGGACGAACCCAGGCCCGGCCGCTGGCGGAGGTTCTGGGATTGGCTGGCGAGGAGGTAGGTATGGGCATGGACACCATTGATTGGAGCATCGTTGCTGAGATCGCGCATGCGATTGGCCACGCTGAGGGGAAGCACGAATATTTCGCCAAGGATCTGCCGGACGCCCATGACGTGCTCCTGCGCGAGGTCGTGGAGCTCCAGGAGGCCATCGAGGCCGAGGACCTGGCCAATGTCCAGGAGGAGGCCGCCCAGATCGGCGCCGTGGCGTACCGCATCCTGAAGTTGGTCAAGGGGCTTAAACAGTGAGCCCCCTAACCATCCTCGGGATCCTCCTTTGCGTCCTCCCCATAACCTGGCTAATCGGCTGGGGGCTCGGCGCCGCCGTCGAACGGATGTGGGAGAGACGGAAGACGCTGAAGGGCAACTATTTTCCGATGAGGATGCGGGGATGAATTTGCAAACCTACCATTGCCCCGAAGGCGGCACGGTCACAGCCGGAGCCTGCGCTAAGATCCGCCAACGTCCGGTCGAAGGGCCTGGCCTGCTGCGGTTCAAGTCGTGTGCGTTCTGTCCTGGGATTGAGGCGCTCAATGCGATGACTCAGGAGGAGGAAGAGATGGGAAAGAAAGTCGTCGGAACGTGCCTCTGGTGCGAAGAGGAAAAGTGGATCCAAGCGCGCGGGCTCTGCTCAACCTGTTATAGCAAGTACAACCGCGGCGGGATCAAGCAGGGAGCGCTGGACGCGAAGCGCAAGGAGATGGAAGAGCGCAACGCCGGCGCGGCGCCCGAGACCAGCACGCCCCCAACTCCCGAGGAAGCCTCGGGGGTTGCGGAGGAGAACGGGGCGTGGATGGGGCAGGAGGTAGAGGTCACGGAGCAGGTCACGGAAACCCAGGAATCATCCGAAAACGCAGTGGCGTCGGCCTCTCGCGTAGACACTCAGGCGGTCACCGCGGCGGTCATGGAGTTCGATTTGTCCGAGTTCGAGGACGTTGTCCCTGACAGTAAATTCAGGCGCTGCACCGAGCCGCGGCTGCATGTGCATCGGGACAGGCTCTACCTCAACCCGAACGCGCAAAGGCTCCTGAACATCGATCCAGGCTCCCGGTTGCTGATCAAATTACACCCATCCCTGAACGCCCTTTTGCTCAAGCCCGTGGGAGACACTCAAAACGCCATCACCGTGCAGCACAACGGGCACATTCAATGCCGCAGTTTGCACCATAAAATCTCGCATCATGTTGGCCGGCGGTTTGTGCTGCACCAGGCCCAAGAAGGGTTTTTTCTTGCGACGCTGGAGCAGGCCGCGTGACCTACGCAGCAGACGTCATCGCCCTCTTCGCGCTCGCGTGGTGCGTCGCGGAGGGGGTGGTGGAGTGGGTTTTGAACCATGCAACAGAAAGAGGGCATAAAATGCTGTACCGCAAGAGGCCGATAACCGTTGAGGCGATCCAGTTTGATGGAGAGAACGCCGTCCAGATCGAACAATGGTCTGGAGGTAAAGCCATTGTGAGTCCCGTCCTTGAGCCGTGCGACGAAAGCCCGACTGGCGTCTATCTGCAGGTCAAAACGCCTGAGGGTGTAATGACCGCCGGGCCGGGCTGGTACATCATCCGCGGCGTCGAAGGCGAATTCTACCCGTGCAAGGAGAGCGTCTTCCTGACTACATACGAACCCATAACTGGTGAAGCGGTCGCCAGCAACTGCGAAAACAGCCTAGGGCCATCGCCCGAAGAAAACGAGGCTATCGCCACGGAAACTCTCATTGGTAACATCATTTCCCAGCTCAACGGTCATCCGGTCAACCGCATCGCCTATGCCCTGAACAAGTTATTGTCCAAGGTGAATGCGATCATCGAGGAACTGCCTATGCTGGTCCTAGAGAAGAAGGCGGGCCTGCGCCAGTGATCCTCCTCCCCGACTGGATACCGTTTTTCGGCAATTGGGGGCCTCTGCGTCACCGCCACGCGATCATCGAGCAGCGCGCCGTTAAGGCCGGCGTGAGCACTCGATTTTTTGGCTGAGGCAATCGCGAAAGTAGGGGCCGGTCTCGCGTGGCCGGCCCTCAGAAGAAAGTGATTGAACACGATGGGGTTCGGTGGTTTTCTTCTGAGAAGAGGGTGGGAAATGATCTGCGGCACAGCACATAGAAGCAACAGCTTGACATCCGCCCAGGCTTGGGGCAACGCTGGAAGTCCCAACCCAATGAGGCGTCCTGCCGCCTCTGTTGTTCCATCCCTCGGGACAGCGAAAGAGCGGGATTTTTGCTTTCGTCGCCTTAGCGCCTCCTCGTTTGGGGTGGTGGCAATGAATCGGCGGCACGACGTCCTGGAGTCCGCGAGGCCCAGGCAGCTCATTGGGCTGGGGAGCGTTGTGCCGTCTTTTTTTTGCCCCAATCCCAACCCAATGGAGGCCCACCATGTCTAATTTCACCCCCACCCTTACCGTCGTCAACAACCATCCCGTAGTTTCGTCCACCAAGATCGCCGAGCACTTCGGCAAGCGTCACGATGATGTCTTAAAATCAATTCGAGCTGTCATGGCAGATTGCCCGGACGAATTCAACGCCCGCAATTTTGCCGACGTTGAATACTCCGACGCCAAGGGCGAAAAACGCCCCTCCTATGACCTCACGCGCGACGCCTTCTCTCTGGTCTGCTTCGGCTACACCGGCAAGAAGGCCATCGCGTGGAAAATTCGCTACATCGAGGCCTTCAACGCCATGGAGGCGGAGCTGCTGGGCAAGGCGGCCCTTCCGCCCGTGCAAGACATCGAGGCGCTCATCGACGCCGCCGTGACCAAGCGCTTGGCCGCCCTCCCGGCGCCAGAACTCAAGTCCTCGTCAGAACTAGACCCTGAGATTGAATCACTCGTCTCTCAAGTCCAGAGCCTGGCCAACGCCACCCACCGGGCCGGCGAGCCGCTGTATGCGCGCATCGAAAAAGACCTGCGCGGCATCAGCGTGCACTCTGGAACGTTCAGCCATCTCGCCAGGCTGCACGATGATCTGGCTTTCTGCGAGAGCCACATTCTCAGTTGCATGAAGCGCCTGGCGGTTGTCGCCCAGCATACCAGAATAGAGCTGCGCGACGGCGTGCGGCGATAAACCATGACAGCGTGGACCATTTTCCTGACGCCGGGAAAATGGTCCACGCGAAACGAAGGTCAAGCTATGCGCGCGAGGAATATCAAACCGGGGTTTTACAAGAACGATGAGTTGGCGGAATGTAGCCTGCTCGCAAGGTTCATTTTTCCAGGGCTCTGGATGATCGCGGACAGCTCCGGCCGGCTTGAAGACCGTCCCAAACGCATCAAGGGCGAGCTGCTGCCCTTCGACAACGCCGACGTCTCGGTATTACTCGACGAGCTTGAGCGGTACGGATTCATCAAACGCTATACGGTGGACGGCCTCAGGCTGATCTGGATACCCGGCTTCCTCAAGCACCAAAATCCGCACCATCGCGAGGCTGTAAGCGACTTTCCGCCGCATCCTGACGAGATGGAGATTGAGCAAGCCCCAGGCCAGGCACAACCTAGAGAAGAATCAAACATGGTTGAGCCCCAGGCTAGCCCAGGGCAAGCCCCAGGCCAGGCACAACCTAGGCACGGCCGAGCCGGGCTGATTCCCTCTTCTCTGATTCCGGATTCTCTGATTCCTGATTCCTCTCTCCGAGAGCCCCCTCTTTCCCCCACGGCCCCAACCACCCCAGCCCTAGGCATTTCGCCAGCTGACGCTGGCGGCGTGTGTGTCTTGGAGCAGCCACAGCAGGTTGAAGTGTCAGCACAACCAAGCGGATACACGAAAGATTTTGAATCTTTCTGGGAAGCGTACCCCAGAAAAAAGGCCAAAGAGGCAGCCTGGAAAGCCTGGAAAAACCTCGGCAAATCTCGACCACCCATCAGCCACCTCCACGACGCCATAGCGCGCGCCAAACAGGGCGACGACTGGCAGAGAGACGGCGGGAAGTACATTCCCCACCCGGCAACCTGGCTGAATCAAAAGCGCTGGCTGGACGAGATTAGGCCGCCGACAAGCATCGGCTCGAAACTCACGAACCACAACGCCGCTGTCGCCAGAGAATGGCTGGAGAGTCGGCAAAGGGAGAGGCAGCAATGACCGAGCGAGACGAAGCGCGCTTTGCAGCCCTCATGCAAGGCCTGGCCGAAAATTTCGGGGTGGAGTTGTCGCCCCCTGGAATTGAAATGCGGTTCCGGTGTCTAGCAGCCTACAGCATCGAGCAGGTCGAGGCCATGGCCATGAGCGTCCTGAGCAGCCGCAAGTACCGCGGCATGCCCACCGTGGCCGAAATGCTGGAACACCTGGGCGGAGGGAGCGTCGAGGACCGCGCCGAGGTCGAGGCCGGAAAGGTGCTGCAAGCGATCAGCCAGCACGGAGGCTACGCGAGCGTGTGCTTCGACGATCCCGTGACCCAGGCTGTGATACAGGCCGGTTTCGGCGGCTGGAGAAGGCTGTGTGAGGAGCAAAAAGAAGCGGATCGAAAGTGGTTCGTGAAGGATTTTGCGAAGATGTATCGCGCATACACCTCGCAAGGTGTGCAAAGACACGGCGCCCTCGCGGGGCTTGTGGAAATCGACAACTGCGCCAGGGGAATGGCCGCGCCAAAACCCGTGTTGATCGGAGACGAGGAGAAAGCGCGGCTCGTGCTGGAGCATGGACGCGTCGTTGAGGTCCTGGAGCGGAAGGAGGCGTCCTGCTTAGCGCTTGAAAAGTTTGTGGAGGATGTAAAATCCAGGAACGGAGGGTCTCCGCGTGTTAGCCAATGAGCTTGAGGAACGGACATGGTCCTAGAGGAATTCACCGAGTCAATAGGCCGCCTGGCGACGTTTTACGGAAAGCCGACACCATCGTACTCCCAGCGTGAGGCATGGCTGGAAATCTGCAAGCAGGTTCCAGGGGGCAAGGCGTTGGACTGGATCGAGCGATGGATCAAGCAGGAGTACGAGCGATTCCCATCGAACCCCGCCAAGGCAGTTTTGATGGGCTGGAGCAAATGGCAGGAGGCGCATCCTGGCAGCGTGGCCAAGGAAGACAAAAGCCAGTGCCCTCACGGCTGCTACATGGGGAGCTACTGGGTTTGGAAGCCTGGCGGAGCACCAGGCCCAGACGGTTGGGTAGTCCCCTGCGCGTGCTCGTTTTCTGGCCGTCAAGACCGCTCGACAAGGAGCAAGCTACGGGAGAAGGGATTCATCGTCCAGGAGCCAGGGGAACGACAACAAGACGCTTATGACCGAGCTTGTAGGGCTGGGAAGAGGGAGGCCGCGTGATGGAGCCGATTCACATTGTGATTCCGATCGATCCCAAGCCCCAGGCCAGACCCAGGACGGCCACAATCAATGGCCACGCGATGGCGTACAAGGGGAAAAAACAGCGTTCACGCGAAGACGTCCTGCGCTTTTTCCTCTTCCAACATCCGAATTGCCCAAAGGAACCCCTCGAAGGCGCTCTCAAACTCGGCCTGAGGATCGTGCTTGGAGTTCCAAAATCTTGGCCTCAGAAAAAGCGAGTGGAGGCGTTGTGCGGTGAGCTCCGGCCGACGTCGAAGCCTGACCTTGATAATTTCATCAAGTTTTTCAAAGATGTTGGAAACGAATTGCTCTGGAAGGATGATAGTTGCGTGGTTGAGTATCTTCCTGGAACAGGAAAATACTACGGGGAACAGCCGCGGTGGGAAATTACCATTGAAGCGGCCTGAGCCGCAAAACAGCAAGGAGAATTACATGGACTACGTCAAAGAGGCCCTGGAGATCGTCAAGGCGCAGGCCAGCGTGCGGGCTGGCGCCCCAGGACTCCCGGCGCCCTACAACATCATCGAGGAGCTTGATGCTCTTTTCGCCGGATTGCGCAAGAAGATTGACGAAGCCAAAGAAGCCGGGCTCAAGATCGGCTGGTCTTGGAACGACGCATACAACTGCCTCAACCTGCATATTACGCATAATCGAGCCGTGCTCATCAACGAAAAACGCGTGAACTAAGAGCCGAAAACACCCCCCCTTTTCGCGCCTGCTCCGACAACGGGGCAGGCGTTTTTTATTCTTGACATTCCCTGGACATTGTCTACGATATTTCGTAATTTTCTTGAAATAGCAAGGAAGTTGTGAAATATGGCGCATCCTGCTGAAGTCTGGGCCAAAATCAGGGCCGATTATGAGGTGAGGGGGTTGTCGTTTCGGGCGCTGGCGAAGACCTACTCGGTCGCGCTCGGAGCAATTTCAAAGAGAGCAAAAAATGAACACTGGAAACAAGCCGAAAGTGAACACCTCGTAAAAAAGAAAACTAAAGCAATTAAGGATATTATCTCAGTTGAAGAGAAAAAGCGAACACTTCCAGAAGCCCACCAACAAGCGATCGAACAGGGAGTAGACCAAGCTCTACGTGTAGACGGTCTGAGGACAGAGGCGCAAGTCGCCCTGCTTTCGCGGATCGCACAGGCTGCCAAGGTTGTGCCCGTTGAAACGCCCAAAGACGTTGAGTCGTTAGCCAATGCCAGCGCGAGACTGGCGGGTGGCGAGAGGGCGCAGCAGGCGACGACAGTCAACGTGCTCAATAATGCACAAGCTGCGGCTAACGCGCAGTCCGGCAAACCCTTCGACTTTTCACGACTCGCGCCAGAGATTGGGGCGGCCGTTGACGCTGAGGTCGAGCGCCAAGAGCGCGAGGAGTCGCGGTGAGAATCCCATCACGGCAGGAGCTCAGGCTGGGCGCGGCCGAACGCGCTGAGCGCGAGCTCTCATTTTTTATGCGCGTGGCCTGGCCGACAGCTGAACCCGCGACGCAGTACGTGCACGGCTGGCACCTGGACGCCATCGCGGAGCACCTGCAGGCCGTGAGTCAGGGACAGATCCAGCGGCTGCTCATCAATATGCCGCCGCGGCATATGAAGAGCCTGGCGGTCTCTGTCTTTTGGCCGGCGTGGGAGTGGATCACGCGGCCGGGTCTGCGCTACCTGTGCGCGTCCTACGCCCAGACGCTGTCCACGCGCGACAGCGTCAAATGCCGACGGCTCATCCAGTCGCCTTGGTACCAAAGGCGGTGGGCTGATCGGTTCAATCTCACCGGCGACCAGAACTCAAAATTGCGATTCGACACGGACGCGCAGGGATTCCGCCTGGCGACATCGGTAGGCGGCGTGGCCACTGGCGAGGGTGGAGACCGCATCCTGATTGATGATCCGCATAGCGCTACGGAGGCCCTGAGCGACGTCAAGCGTGCCTCGACGCTCGAATGGTGGGATCAGTCCATGAGCACGCGGCTGAACGATCCCAGGCGCTCGGCAGTGGTGATCGTGATGCAACGCCTGCACGAGGATGATTTGAGTGGGCACGTGCTCAAGCAGGGCGGGTATGTGCATTTGTGCCTGCCGGCGGAGTACGAGGGGAGCAAGTATTTCAGCACAGCGCGTGTCGCGGGCATGAGTGTTGAGGATCCTCGCGAGGTTGAGGGGGAGCCGCTCTGGCCGGAGCGGTTTGATGCGGCGGACTTGGACAAGATCAAGGTCAGCCTGGGGAGCTACGGCGCGGCCGGACAGCTCCAACAACGACCTTCGCCAAAGGGCGGAGGTATCTTCAAGCGCGCGTGGTGGCAGTTCTACCGCGAGCCGCCGCGGTTCTCCAGGATCATCCAGTCCTGGGACACGGCGTTCAAGACAGGGGACACTAACGCGTACAGCGTGGGCCAGACCTGGGGCGAGGCGATCAATGGGTATTATCTGCTGGATCAAGTTCGTGGGCGCTGGGAGTTCCCGGAACTTAAGCGTGAGGTCAAGGCGTTTTGCGACAAGCATAATCCGAGCGCGGTGCTCATCGAGGATAAGGCCAGCGGCCAAAGCCTGGCCCAGGAGATCAAAGCGGGTAGCACGATGCCGGTATTGCCGATCCCCGTCGCCGAGGGAGACAAGGTCGTCCGCGCGCATGTCGTGGCGCCCACGGTCGAGGCCGGCAAAGTGTTCATCCCCGAGTCGGCGGAATGGCTGTCTGACTTCCTGGACGAGCTGGAGCGGTTTCCGGCGAGCGCATACGCGGATCAGGTGGACTCGTTTACGCAGGCCCTGGAGTGGATGCGGCGCGAAAAGGGTAAACTCATCAAAGAGGACACAGTCAAGGCGGCAATTCAGGCTGGTGGCAAGGTCCTGGACCTCAAAGGCAAAAAGGTGGAGGCGCTGGAGGTATGAGCAGAGTGGCGTTTTTCATCGTGTCCGTGTCGCTGGCTGGGGCTGGAGACATGACAGCAGCCGCATTCATCGAGCGCGTGTCGCATCGGCCGTTCGGAGCGGATAAGCCGCAGACCGACTACACGCTGCGCCAACTCAAGCGGTATGCGCTGCAGACTCCATACGCGGACGTGGCCAAGGATCTGCGTAAGACGTTCAACAAGGGCGTGCTGCGGCCGGTCGGATATCAGGAGCCCATGCTGGCGTTGGACGTGACATCGACTGGAGTCATGGGGGGTGAGGCGTTCGAGGCGGCAGGGTTCGCTCCTCTGTGCGTGGCCGTTGTGGAGGGCCGCGAGGTCGAGCCGAGTGCGAAATACCCGCGGTATGTGCGCGTTCCGCTGCTGGATATGGTGCTTGTGACGCAAGGCCTGCTCGAAGCTGGACGCGTCAAGATCGTGGACGGCGTCAACCATATCGACGAACTACAGCGTGAGCTGATGGCGTTGAGTGATGCAAAGCCCAAAGTTGATCAGTGGGGCGTGTGGCGAGAGGGGGAGCGGACAGGGTTGGCCATGGCCGTGGCAACCGCGCTGTGGGCCGGAGATCGAGCGGAGCGGCATGGGTTTGCGCATAGCCGGGCCGTGGAGCAGGCGGTTAGTGTTATATCAAGCGAGGGGTGGACGTAGATGAAATGCCCAAAATGCAAAAGCCCGATGTCGGTGATAGACACCAGAAAGACCGATACCGGAGTCATGAGAATTCGACGATGCACAAACACCTCGTGCGGATGTTCATTTACGACGTCCGAGGAGCCTGTCGAGCCGGTCTACTCCAGGGAGATTCAAGCTAAATCCCTAAATAGCCATATCTAGGGATTGTCTTCTTTATTTCTAGACTACCTGCCTTATACCATGCGCCTCATACAAAGGGGCTCGCATGGCTGCTACGACCGTCAATGTCACCTGGATCGCCGCCGACTCCCAGCTTAACCCCGTAGAGGGAGCGACGATAACGGCGGAGCTCAGCGAGGACATGCGCCTGGTCGGTATGACCATCGCGCAAGCTCAATGCACCCGTGTCGGTGTGACGGATTCCACGGGCTCCTGCACGATCAAGCTCGTCCCAAATACGATTGGTAAAAATTCCACACACTACAAGCTGACCATGCGACTAGGCGAAGACCTCGCGCCAGTCGTGCGCTGCGTCGTGGTCCCCAACGAGGACTGCAACGTTGATGACCTGGAGAGCCCAACGTGAAGCGCTCAGGAGGTCTCCTCCTTCGTGGCGGGCGAGGCCCTGGGCGGCAATCGTGTCGTGATCCGCGGATACGACGGGCTGATCTACTACGCGGACCCGACCAACGCGGTGTACGGCGCGCGCATCATCGGGATGACACTGGAGGCCGTGGCCAAGGGTGCGGCGGTGCGCGTGTGCACGGCCGGGCTTGTGCTGGAGTCGAGTTGGTCATGGGTAGAGGATTTGCCGGTTTTCTGCGGGTTCTCGGGCGTTCCGGTGCAGGTCGAGCCTGTGGGTGCGGCCTGGTCGTGCGTGATTGGATTCCCGGTCTCGGGCGGGATGGTGGTGCAACTGCAACGAGCAACATTTAAGGGAGCGTAGTCATGTCGGCCTACACGTATTTGCGAGATATTGCAGGAAAAATCATAGAATATGTCGGCTTGGTAATCTCGTCGGGTTCTTCCGATGCCGGAAAGCTCGTTGCGCTGGATGATTCCGGAAGACTGGACATGTCCGTCATGCCGACTGGAGTCGGAGCTGACATCGTAAGCGCAGCAGCAACAGAAGCTCTGGCCGACGGTGATTTCGTGAACCTATACGACAATTCGGGAACTCCGAGTGTACGTAAAGCGGATGCGACAACGAACGGCAAGCCTGCCAATGGGTTCGTTCTCTCGTCCTTCGCAAGCGGGGCGACTGTCCAGGTCTACAAGCGCGGTCTGAACAGCCATCTGACTGGTCTGACCTGTGGTCAAATCATGTTCCTCGCGACAACCGCTGGACAAGCGACGCCAACAGCCCCCTCCGGTTCTGCGAACCTGGTTCAGGAGATTGGCGAATGCACCTCTGCTACGACCATTGATTTCGCTCCAAAGAAATCAGTCACAAAGGCGACGACGTAACATGGCCCTGAGCAAGTCCATCGTCCTCCAGGACGGCCGACTCGTCGAGTCCGAGCCGCTCATCGCTGAGCCAGTCATGGAGCTCGCCGACGGCGAGACCACGCCGGAATTTGTCTACGAGACCAACGCCAACGGGCGCGTGGACATCGTCTGCGAGGCTGGGAGCTAGGCCATGATCCATCGCGAGCTGTCCGGAGAACAGGTCCATGTCCCGCACGCGTGGGAGTATGCCGACTCGGCGGCGCGGTTGGCCGCTACGGGATTTGACTCCAACGACCGCTACAAGTTCGCGTTACAGCTCGACACCTCTGCGCTCTACGTGCTGTCGTCCATCTCTCCGATTGTCTGGGTCCCAGTCGGCGCCGGCATGTCCAAGGCGCAAGCGCTGGAGCTGCTCGACGGCGAGTACGACGAGGCGGGGACGGCGGATGCCGCGGTTGACGCGCATGTATTGGCCCAAGGCCACGTCGCTGGCGGCAATTATCATGACCACTCGGACGGGGATGGTGGACAAATTTCGTATACAGCGCTCGGAGACCTGCCCACGCTCGGGACTGCAGCACCCCTCGATGCTCCGGCAACGGGGAATGCGTCAACAACGCAAGTCGTCAAAGGCAATGACACGCGGTTGAGCGATGCGCGTACGCCGACGGCGCACACGCATGCTGATGCGGATCACGGTGGGCAGCTTGCGCATTCTGCATTGTCTGGGGCCGGGGCAAAGACGCATGCGCAGATAGATGCGGGCCTAGAATCCGCAGCGAGTGAAAATCTAATCCTGAACCCTGAGTTTACTATTGAGCCGTACGACTACGCATCCGGCACAGCCACAACATCTGCCAACCAGTTTATATTCGGTAGATGGTTTGTGGTGGTTAGCGGCGAATCCGCAACATGGTCGACCCTTGGAAAGGGCAAGCTGCTCACTGTTCCGGCCGGCGGTTTGTCGCAATGCGTAGTTGGGGCTAATGTTCAAGGTGGTGTCTATACGTTAGCCTGGGAAGGAACTGCTACTGCAACAGTGAATGGTACTTCCGTTGCAAATGGTGGACAGGTTACTCTACCTGCTGCTGCCAACGCTGTTATTAAATTTAGTTCAGGAACATTGGGGAAAGTGCAGCTTGTGTATGGCTCTTTTGTGCCAATTTTTAAACCGAGACAAGACGCTATAGAGAAAATATTGTGTCGGTACTATTATCAAAGAGTCTATTTCTCTGGAATTGCTGAATCTGCATCCCAAATCTGTATCAATCATAGTTACGTTATGCGAACTACTCCGACTGCTGCGTTCATAGGCAACATGCGTAGGACTGCTACAGGGGTACAAACCACCCCATCGTCTACTATAATAGCTATTGGAAACGGTACAGTCTCCCATATATACTCTGCGTCTTGGTCCGTAGCTCTTGTTTCTGGTGCGATGTACGACACGTTTACTGGTGGAGGGTATCTTAGCTTGAACGCGGAGTTGACGTCATGAACATAGTCTCTGTTTCATTTTTTGATGCTAGACACAGTTCAATTATCATCGATTGTGCAGATGGCATACGTCACATAGCAGCGTGGCCCTGCGAAACAGACGATATGCAGAGCGTTCAGCACTGGCTGGACTCCGGTAGAGAGATCTCTGAGTACGTCGCGCCGCCGGTCGACCTTATCGCCAACGCCAAGGCCGAATTGACGCAGCTTGATCAGCAATCCATCCGTCCTGCGGCGTCCATCGCGCACGCAATTGCGGCGGGGCAGACTCCGGACGTCGCGGACGTTGAAAAACTCACGGAGCTGGAGACCCTCAAGGTCGCCCAGCGCGTGATCATCCAGGAGGTAACCAATGCGTAACGCCATGCTCGCAATCATCGTGTTCCTGGTCCTCTACCTGCCGGTCCAGGCCATGGAATCCGAATACGGCTCCACCATGGCCACGGTCGTTTCGATCTACGACGGAGACACGTTGACCGTCGATATTTCGGGATGGCCGCCTGTGATCGGCGATGGCATCAGCGTCCGCGTGGGCGGGATCGACACGCCGGAACTCAAGGATAAGCGCGATGAGGTGCGGGCCTTGGCCTACGACGCCAGATCGCTGGTGGTCCAGTGGTGCGAGGTCGGGAGCAGGGTCGAGCTGCGCAGGATCAGGCGGGACAAGTATTTCCGCATCCTGGCCGACGTCTGGTGCCAAGGCAGGTCCATCGCGGCTGAGCTCGTGGCCAACGGGTTGGCTAGGCCCTACAACGGCGGGACCAAGGAGGCGTGGTAGCCATGGCCTCCTACATACCCAGGCGGCCCTCCGCGCGCGGAGAGAAGGAGTTGAAGGGCTCCGAGGGGCTCAAGCTCGTCGCATATCACGACGGCGGCGGCGTGCCCACCATCGGGCATGGCCACACGCGCACCGTCACACATGCCGACGTGGGCGTCAAACGGATCACTGAGGTAGAGGCTCAGCACCTCTTCGAATCCGACATCGCGCCGGTTGTTCAGAGCGTCAACCGCGTAGGATCGACGCTGCCCTTCCAGCTCAGTCAAAACCAGTTCGATGCGTTGTGCGCGTTTGTTTTCAACATCGGAGTGCCAAGATTTGAAGGCGTACCGCAGCGCGTAAAAACATCGACGCTGGTCCAGTGTTTACGCGCTGGGGATATCCAGGGCGCGGCAGACCAGATGTTGAGATGGAACAAAGACAATGGTCAGGTTGTCAAAGGCCTCACGACGCGACGCGAACGCGAGCGCGCGTGGTTTCTGGAGCCGGACAAAACAACCGCGGCGGTAGTTCCCGTCGCTGGAGGTAACATGGGTGCTCTTGCTGCGTTGCTCGGAGGGTTCGTATCCAAAAAGTTCGTCGTCACGTCGATCACGGCATTCGTGATTACGTTCGGGGATAAACTCGGAATCCACCTGGACAAGGATGTGCTGAACGCTCTGCTGACAGCAGTTGTTCCTTACATTCTGTGCCAAGGCGTCCTCGACTGGGCAAAGATCAGGAATGCTGCCAAAAACGCTGTCATCGCAGCGGCCAACACCCTGGCCACGCCGGATAATCCCGACGCGGCCCACCTCGCGCTGGCCGAGAAGCCTACGGCGCAGCCGGCCGTCGTGACTGGTGAGCAATCGGGCTTATCGCTCGAGTTCCTCGGCGCCGAGAAGGTGGCCGAAGTCGCCGGGTCGCTGGCTCCGCAACTGGCCACCACTATCGCCGACGCGCTGGGCAAGATGTTCGGTCAGCCTGCGGCCAAGCCCGAGGCGAAGTAGCTGTCATGCCCGACGAAGCCGACGCCGCCCAGGCCTACGAGGCCCTCGACATCGCCTCGGCGATCGCATCCGCGCAGTGGCACGGTTCCAAAGGCTTCCAGACGGTCATCGACGGGGTGATCGTCTGTGAAGAGTGCGAGCAGCCGATCCAGGCCGCGAGGTTGGCGGCTGTGCCCGGCGTGTGCCGGTGTGCTGAGTGCCAGACGGAGATGGAGTGATCATGGCCTTACTGACCCCTGAAGAGATCGATGCCATAGCCACGGCCGTCACTGCCAAGATGGACGACCAGCGCGCGACGTGCGCATGCGGTCTTCCGGAAGCGGTGCAATCCGAGATGGGCCACATTTGTGGCATGTTTCGTGACCTGGGCGGCAACGATATCGCCAAGGGGATCGAGGTCATGCGCGACAATAACGCCATGATCGCCGAGGTCCGCCAGGGGATGACCGTGGCGAAGCACGCGGCCATCAAGTGCGTTGCGACGGCGGTGATAGCTGCAATCGGGTTGGGGCTGTGGCTGCTGGTGCAGGTCAAGCTGGGGTTGGGGAAGGGGTAGGGGCGCATGCAAAAAACAGAACTCAACGACCTCTTTCCGGGTTCGACGCCACGACAGACCGACCTCGTGTCGGAGTATGCTGACACGTTGGCGGCCTCGAGAACCCCCCAGCCAGAAGATCAAGGGAACGAGCAAAACTTCAAAACAGGCATCGCGGCGCGCGTCATGACGAGTTGGGAGGCAGCAAAAGACGCGCGCAACAAGGTCACGCAGCGCATGCTGTCATGCATGCGTCGGCGCAGTGGGGAATATGAGCCGGACAAACTGGCCAAGATCAACGAGCGCGGCGGTTCAACCATCTTCATGATGATCACCGACGAAAAATGCGCAGCCGCAGAAGCCTGGCTCGAAGATTTTCTCCTTCCGGCGGATGACAAGCCCTGGGGTGTCAAGCCTACTCCGGTCCCTGAGCTGAGCCCCGACATCATCGACGCCGTCCATTCCCAGGTTCAGCGCGAGTTCTTCGCATTTGCGCAGCAAGAAATTCAGCAGGCCGTCGCTGCGACAGGCGTTCCCGTTACATCTCCAGAAGCCGCCATGGGGTTGATGCGCATGGTTATGGCGCATGTGCAAGAGTCGCTGTCTCTGCGCCATGGCGAGTTGCTGGAAATGGAGCACGCCAAGTTGCGGCAAGAGGCGAAGAGGCAAGACGCCTACATTGAGAGCAAGATTGAGGACAAACTGGCCGAGTCTGGTTGGAGAGCAGCGCTCAAGGAGCATATTGCAGACCTGTCCACGTTTCCGGCGGCGTTCATCAAGGGGCCTGTCCTGCGGCGAGAGCCACAACTGGAATGGGTCGGCGGTGAGATTGAAGTCGTTGAAAAGATCGTCGTCAATTTCGAGCGCGTCAGCCCCTTCGATATCTGGCCCTCGCCGTCATCCACCTCGATCGATGACGGGTACCTCATCGAGACGCACCGACTGACGCGGCGCGACCTGCATGCGTTAATCGGCGTGTCCGGCTATGACGAGGAGGCCATTCGGCTCGTTCTAGTTGAGTCCAAAGGAGGAGGGCTGAAAGACTGGACTCTCGGTTCTGACGAGACCACGCGCAAGGTGCTCGAAGGCCGCGATATGGACGCCCAGGACCCGGACGGCAAGATTGAGGCCCTGCAATTCTGGGGGTCGGTGCCCGGCAGCGACCTGCTGGAGTATGGCATTGATCCGCTGGAGATCGACGATCCGGACAAGGACTACGACGCCGAAGTCTGGCTGATCGGTCGTCACGTCATCAAGGCCAAAATCAATGGCGATCGTCTGGGCCGCAAGCCCTACTACAAGGCCTCGTGGCGCAACGTCGCGGGGTCGTTCTGGGGAATCGCTCTGCCCGAGATTCTCAAAGACACGCAAGATTCCTGCAACGCTGCGGCGCGCAACCTGATCAACCATATGGGCATCGCCTCTGGCCCGCAGGTCTGGGTGGACATCTCATTATTGCCGCAGGGCTCCAAGGTCACGAACATGTATCCTTGGAAGATTTGGCAGGGCGACATGCGCAATGCGCAGCCCGGGCGCATCCCCATCCAATTTTTTCAGCCCAACGACATGACCGCCAGCTTGCTACGCGTCTACGAATTTTTCAGCGCAGAGGCGGACAAGAAGTCTGTCCCATCCTACGCCTACGGTAGTCGCGGGAGCGCAGAGGGCGGGCCGCTTGGAACGGCGTCTGGGTACTCGATGATGACCACTGCCGCGTCTCGCGGGATCAAAAAAGTGGTCGGAAACATCGACATCGGAGTGGTTGAACCCTCGGTTGAGCGCACTTTCTGGCACCTCTTGGAATACGAGTCGGACGAGAAATACCGTGGCGACGTCAAGATCATCGCTCGCGGAAGTTCAGCGCTGGCAGTCCGCGAACAACAGGCGATTCGACAAAACGAGTTCCTGCAGGTCGCAGCCAACAACCCCAACATACTAGCCGTCATCGGACAGCAAGGACTGGCTGTCATTCTGAGAGATATCCTGAAGACGCTCGGATTCGACGTCGACGACATTGTTCCGCACAAGATGGAAATGCAAGGCTCGTCGTTCCAGCCGCAAACCATGTTGCCCGGCGGGCCGCTGGCGTTGCCCCCAGGACAAGGCGGGCCGCTGGCGGGCGCACAGTACGCCCAAGGACAGCAGACGAATTTTGACGGCAGTATGCCGGCCGGCGGCGATTTTGCGCTGTTCGGCGGGGGGGCTGCGTAATGCTGGCAAACGCAACCATGCGCACAGTTGAGGTCGTGAGCCGGCTCAACGAGCGCTCCAGTGACTGGGAGCAACTCTGGAACGGATACCTTGATCCGGAGATCGTGAGGATCGAGGCGGCGCTGCGCACTCAGCTCGACGGCGTCGTCATGCGCCAGCTTCAAGGCGCCCTACAGGCCCTCTACGCGCTGAAGGATCTCAAGAATACAGCCCGCGCGACGCTGCGCGACCAAAGAGACAACAGCTCGGCTGCCCAGGGGGGCAATACCGACTGCTGGACATAGATAACACGCAACCCGCGAAAACCGACGGCGCGACTCGGGAACGAATACCGCAGCCGGGCGACTCGCGAAGGAGATGAAACCATGGAATCCAACGACCGCGACTATTCGCATCTGCCCGATGCTGTACGGCGCCAAGGCGAAGAGGCCGACGCCCTAATGGATGAACTGATGAAAGGAGAGGGCAATACGCAGGACGATCAGGCCGGCAAGACCGCTTCCGACGCCGAGCAGGGCGCGGAAGGCCAGGCTGCCGGTGATCAGGTCAGCGCTGCCGACCCCGAGAATCAGGGCTCCAACGCGGGGGAAGCGAAGCCGGATGGAAGCGCCGACAAAGGCGCCCAGAACGAGGAAGAAGAGACGTTTCGCAAGCGCTACGAAGTCCTATCGGGAAAATATGGCGCTGAGGTCCCGAGACTGCATCAGCAGATCAACGAGCTGACCAAACAGGTGGCGGATTTGGCCGCAGCCCTGGCGGCGCAAGGACGAAAACCCGAAAGCGCGCAGGAGCGGAAGCCCGATCAGCAGATGGCGAAGACGCCCAAGCTTGACCCGAAAAAGTTGGCCGATTTCGGCGAAGATTTCGAGTCGGTGGGCGAGATCGTCAACAGCTTGGCCGATCAACTCGAAGCGCTAAAGCAAGAGAACCAGACCATGCGCCAGGCGTTGGGCGGGGTGCAGCAATATACCGCACAGAGCGCCGAAGAGCGCTTCGCCTCTGGTCTTTCGGCCGAAGTCCCGAACTGGCAGCAGGTCAACAACGACCCGTTGTTTTGGGCGTTTCTGGACCAGGTCAACCCGTACACGGGCCAGCCAATGCGGGACGCGCTGAACGATGCCGCGAGCAAGCGCGATGACAAGCGTGCAGCGTTTATCTTCAAGCAGTTCTTCACTCAATCCGGGGCCGCGCCCAGCGCACAGCAGCAAGGGCAAAACGGCCAGACGTCGCAAGGGAAATCCATGGATCGGCAAGCGAAGCTCGAGCGCGAGCTTTCGCCAGGCAAGTCCAAGTCCGGCGCAACGCAAGACAAGAAACAAATCGTCTGGGACGAAAACACCATCGAGAAGTTCTTGGACGATGTTGCGCGCGGGAAAATCCCTGACAAAGAGGCCGCGAGGCTCGAAGCTGACATGTTTGCCTACATAGGGAGGCAGAACGTGTAGCGAGGGCCTAGCCTCGGCCAAGCGAGGATATACCCATGGCATTCCCGACCGCATCTGGAGCGCCGAGCCATTCCGGGACTCTGATCCCGAAACTCTGGGCGAAAAAGGCGCTGATCAAGTTCTACAACGAGACCGTGTTCACCAAGATCGCCAACACGGACTACGAGGGGGAAATCAAGGACCAGGGCGACGAGGTCATTATCCGGATTCATCCGGACATCACGGTGCGCAAGTACGTGAAGGGGCTGCCGCTGCAACGCGAAAACCCCAAGGTATCGACCGTCAGCCTGCTGATCGACAAGGGCTTGTACTACAACTTCAACTCGTCCGACGTGGACGTCAAGCAAAGCGATCAAAACTTCGTCAACGAGTGGGCGACCAACGCGGGCATCAAGCTCAAAGAATACATCGACGCGGAAGTGTTGGCGGACATCTACGTCGATGCGCACGCCAAAAACTCCGGAGCTACCGCCGGGGCCAAGAGCGGAACCGTGAACCTCGGCGTGACTGGAACTCCCGTGGACTGGAGCACCGGGAATAAAATCCTGAGCTCCATCATGGGCATCGCCCAGGTGCTCAACGAACAGAACGTCCCGGACTTCAATCGTTGGGTCACTCTGCCGGCCTGGGCCTGGACCAAGCTGCTGGAGTCTGACCTCAAACAAGTGGACGTGACCGGCGACGCAAAGTCGACCCTGCGCAACGGGCAGGTCGGGGTCATCAACAACATGACCATCCTGCGCTCGAATCAGTTGGCGTCCGTGTACGACTCCAGCGCGAGCAAGACCTGCTGGAACATCATCGCCGGGAGCAAGCACGCCCTGACCTTCGCGACCCAGATCGTGAAGGCGGAAACGCTGCGCAACCCGGACGACTTCGGGGACATGATGCGCGGCCTGCAGGTCTACGGCTACAAGGTCGTCAAGCCCGAGGCCCTGGTCCACGCCTACGTCAAGGCGGCGTAGCCATCTGTAACCAACGGCGGCCGGCCTAAGCCGGCCGCCGACTCAAGGAGAAAAACATGACAACCTACAGCCTTACCGAGGGCGGGACCACGAAGCTCGGCGAAATCGACGCCGGGAGACACTTCGTCCTCAAGAAACGTCTCGACCTCGCAGCCCTGGCCGACAGCGAAAATGCCGGCGTGGCTTTTGGCGCTGCCGACGTTCTCAAGCTCTTCAACATCCCGGCCATGACGTTGGTTTCCCTGGTCTCCCTAGAGGTCGTCAAGGCCGAAGGGGCTGCGCTGACCGCCGATGTGGGTGACGGCGACGACCCTGACGGTTTCTTGGACGGCGTGAGCCTCAACGCCACTGCCGGCACCGCCTACCATACTGGCGCAGTGCATACCGACACCGTCACCGTCATCACCACGGCGAACGGCGCCAAGCTCGGAAAACTGTACACCGCAGCCGACACCCTGGACCTGACCCTGGTCGACGCCGGGGCAAACGCGGCCGTCATCAACGTCTGCGCGGTCTGCATGGATCTGTCCAGCGAGTAGCCGCAAATAAAAGCAAGGAGAATTATCATGCCGAAAATGCTGAGACAGCTCAAGACCGGACGCGTCTACCCCTGGACGGAACAACTCGCGGCCCGCGCGGACATGGTCGAGTTCGAAGAGCCCACGGCCGAGGCCACGGCCGATGAGGCCGCGGCCACGGAAACCACGGCCGAGGCCCCGAAGGCGAAGAAGTAATGACCCTCAACGAGCTCGTCGCCCTCACTGTCAAGCTCTGCAAAGACCCGTCGTATGAGCGTGGAGACCGCGTCAGCAAGATCAATCGAGCCCTGCTCGACGTGGCCAAGCGCGTGCGCGTCCCTGTCCTGGAGACCTCCGGGACCGTTGCTGCGCTGGCCACTGCGCAAAGCGCGTCCTTGCCGAGCAACTTTTCCCATTCGCTCTTTCGGGCGAGCCGCTCCGGGTACAGAATTGCGGTTGTCGATTCCCATTCTGACATCCTGGAGCTGTACGGAGACAACGACGTGACGGGCGACGTGCTCGCCGTAACCGGCGCGCGTGGTGTGCTGGACTACTTCCCTTCGCCGGAAGCGGATCAGGCCGTGAAGATCCACTACTTCCGCAAGCCCGCCGTGATGGTTGATGATGTGACCGCGGCGAAAACGGTTGAACCGGAGGCGATCCCCGCGGAACATCATGACGTTATCGCCCTTGGCGCGTGCATGTTCATGTTCGAAGAGATCGAGTTCGACAACGAGACCGGCATGCGGCCGAATTACGAGCACTTCAAACAACGCTACGAGGCGCGGATTCAAGACATGGCCGTTTCCATGCGCCAAAGCGGCGCCATGGCTTCGACACCTGAAACCCGCGTCGCATTCCAGGATTGGTGATCATGGCCGCCCTCGCCCCCATCTTCACCTCCCTCGCTGGCCTCAACGCCGCCCTGCCGGCCACGCGCATCGGCCGTAATCCGGCCGCGCTGGAGCTGGCCGAGTGCGTCAATTTCTGGTTCGACGACTCCGGCCGGGCGACGACGCGGCGAGGGTTCAAACTGTTGGAAGCGGTCACGGGCGGCGCGCATTCGTTGTTCGCAGCGCCGCTGGGGGTCGCGGGCGTCGGCGGGGACGTGCTCTACGTCACGGGCGCGGGGGAGCTCCTGGCCATGGACGAAGCCGGGACGTCGCGCACGCTGCGCGCTGGGCTGACGCCTGGGGCGCGCATGAGCTTCAAGGCGGACGCCGGGATTGTGTTCTGGTGCAACGGATTCCAGAGCGGGCTGATCGTGGACGGAGTTTGCCAGGATTGGCGCGAGGACGAGTACGCCGGTCCGCTGCTGCAGTTCGTGGACGTAGTCCGCGATCTGGAGACGCCGCTCACTGCCTACGGCGACGACACGCCGACTGACCAGCTCTCGCGCGTGGTGCTCTCGCCCATGCCCGTCGGCCATCTGGTAGAGGTCTGGCGCGGTCGCGCCTGGGTCGCGCTCGATCAATTCCTCGTCTACTCCGAACCATTCTACTACGCCTGGCATGCGCCCGCTTTCAACTACCTGGCGTTCGGGTCGCGGCTGCGCATGGTGCGCGCCGTGGACGACGGGCTCTACGTCGCGGATGACGACGCGGTCTATTTCCTGGCTGGGGCCGACCCCGAGGAAGGGCTGGCGCCGCGCGTGGTGGCCAAGACGCGCGTGCTCACGGGCACGGACGTTTTGACCACGGCCGACGAAACAGGCCTCAAGGACGCGCACGGCGCCTGCATTTTCGTGACAACGTCGCGGGGAATTCTACTCCTGCTCAACGGCGGCGTTGTCTTCAATTGGACCAAAGACAAACTTCCGCGGATCGCCGGGGACTCCGGGACGGCCGCGGTTCACGAGGGGCAGTACATCGCCCTGATTTATTAGGAGGATCATCATGGCCTATTTTTCCACCGAAGCGACCGGCCGGCGCCAGGGCATCAAAGCCAGTACGAGCGGGACCGGGTTCGCGTTCTCCGCGTCGGGCAAGAGCATCACGCGCAACGACGGCGGCTCGTTCCTCGCGGCCGGCTTCATCCCGGATGACATTTTGCTCATCACGGGGGCTGTCCAGGCCGGCAACAACGGACTGTTCGCCGCGGCGCACATCAGCCCGGACGGCACCGTCTTGTATGTCAACGAGGATCTGGTCGACGAGTCCGCGGGCGCGTCCGTGACCATCGCCACGCCGCATTCGTACGGGACGGTTGATCTGTTTCGCTACTGCACGCTCGAGCTCTGGAGCGGGACCATGCCCACGGACGGCGACACGGCCGAACCAGGCGTAAAACTCGGCGTCGTAACCCTGGCAGGCGCCACGGTGACGCCGGGAACCAAGACCAACGGCTTGACGCTCGATGTCTCCGGCAAGGTCGTATCCAAGCCGTCCAGTTCGGATTGGTCCGGCGTTGGCATCGCGGCCGGGACCATTGGCTACGCGGTGTTGCGCGCAAACAACGGACTGACCGGGGCGACCAGTTCGACCAACAAGCCAATCCGCATTTACCTGAGCGTGGGCACCAGCTCAGGCGAGATCATCACTGATTCGATGAGTGTGAAGGTCGGCAAGCCGTTGGTTATCAGCAGCCTGACCATCACCGACCCCAACTAATCGAGGTGCGTAATGGCTGTCCTGGCGTCCGAGATCAAGACCTACACCTCGGCCGTCGCCGTTGATTTCGACCCTGATTCCAACGGCGGCGAGCCTGGCGCCGAGGTTGCGAGCGGCGTTGTCAACAACGTGCTGCCGGACGTTCAGGATTATAACATCTGGGGCGAGTTCGGGGACGGCGCCTCGGATTGGGCAAAGACGGACGTTGGAAGCCGTTGGCGTAAGCTGTTTCTTTTGCCTCAAAATTCCGCAGGCGATGAGATCGCCAAGGCGTTCGTGCATCTTACCGCTCCTACCGGGCTGGACGATGTCCACTTTCTGCATGCGGGAACTATCGCCCAATTAGGTGGCCCCAGAACGGGCAGTCTGGAATTGTGCAGCGGGGTGGCGAGCGGAGGCGCACCGCGGACAACGCTCTTGGCCCTCGGACGACTCAAGTCCGATGTCGCGGCCGGGGCCAGCTCGTTCGTCGTTGTCTATGACTGCGGATACAACCCGTTCTCGGCCAGCGAAACACAGATCGTCTGGATCGGGACTAGCTCCACGAGCGGTGAGTATTTCGAGGGCGCCACCGTTGTTTACGATAGTGAAACCAACGAAGCCACCATCACGATCGCGGGCGAGGAGACGCTCGTCAACGCTTACACGGCGGGGGCGTGTATCGCGAACTGTCTATCTTGTGAGGTGAAGCCTTCTTGGTGGCATAAGTACACTGCATCATCGAGCCAAATATATGGCGTCAATCTTGTCAACGCGAATACGATCCTTGATCGATTCACATTCGCGTTCAGCAATGGGGGGGCGTTCACCTGCACCAGCGACAAGCGGGGAGCGGTCGGCAGCGGCGTTGTGACTTCGCCGTTCACGGCCTACGCCGACGGGCAGGAGCTGTTCACGTTGCCGATTCCCGACCAGGGCAGCACATGCATCATGTACGACTACCCGGCTACGCCGGAAATCGTGTTGTGGACACTCCCGGCGGGGATCGTTGTTTGGGTGGAGCACGCGTTCAACACCGTGTTGACCGATAGCGCGTATGGCGCAGGAACTCTCAAACTCCGCATGCGCTGGTTGAACGACGCGGAAGAACAGCGTTACGATTTCGAGGCGCCCTACACGCTCGGCGTACTGGACTCGCCCGTGCTGGCAGCGAGCGCCTCCGAGTGTTCGGTGTTCGGCTCCGAGATCCAGAGCGACGTGGCTGCGGAGAACGGCGGCGGGCTGGGAGCGGAGTTGAGCACGGGGTTAGGCGGCGTCGTGCTGCCGGACGTCTCGGGCGTCGAGCAGCACGAGGGCGTCACGCGCTGGCGCAAGCTATTTTTTTACGCTGGCGGGAGAGAGGGCCGGGCACGGTTGCGGCTTGCAGGGCCGACGGCCGGGGATGACCGGGTCGTTGTGCAGCACAACGTTTTATACTCGAACGAAGGCCAAAGCGGGATCGAAGGCAAGCGCTATTGGTTTCCAAACACACAGGAAATGCAATCTTCCTGTGACGCAGGTTGGCAAACCTTGTTGCCGCTTTGTTGTGGCCGTATCAAGGAAAACGTAGCGGCAGGAGCAACGTCGTTCGTTTTTGTCGTGGATGGAGAGACGGAACAAAAGAAGGTTTACAACGAAGAATCGGAGGAAATTCTTGTTCCGGCTTATGACCAGAAAGTCATGCCCATCTGGATCGGAGCCGGGCCGACAGCCGAGCATCTCGGGTATTGCCTCTGCACGCAGACTGGGAACGAGGTCACGGTCACGCTTCTCGGCGGTCGGACGCTGGCCAATAGCTATACCACGTCCGAGTCCAACTATGCCGGAAACTGCCGCATCGTGACGTTTGCGGCAATGTATTCTGTTTCTTCTGAAGATATGGACAGCGGGTATTATCATCTCTCAAAGTATGATGTCTCTGGGAATAGTATAATTCACGAAACATGGACACTACAATTCACCAGCCTGACAGAATTCACATGTTCCGGGTCAAAGATAGGAGGCCTTGTCAACGGGCTGGTCTCCGCAGATTATGCACCTATCAATCCCGCCACTGGAATGCCATATTTTATTATTCCGGCTGACTCATGGGGAGATTTCACTATAGGATACAATCCGATAGGTAAGCCTGTTGTTTTGGTGACCGTCCCCTCCCACTTCCCCGTCTGGCTGAAGCAAACCGTCCCCGTCGACACCGAGCACGTCGAGGATAACGGCGTGACCCTGGTCCTCGACTGGGATGACGGGGTGTAGCCATGGCCGCGCAGACCCTCACCTTCCCCATCAGCTACGAGCTCGGGATTTCCACGTTGACCGCCAACGGCGGGCTTACGCTGCGGCCCGTGGCCGTAGTCGGCGAGTTGCTGCCGTGCTTAACAGCCGAGGGCGCGATCACGCTGCAGCCCATGGTTGTTGCCGGCCGGGCCAACAAAGGCATGGCTGCGGCCGTCACGCTCAAGCGGGTGATCGTCGAGGGCGCCATGGGCATGGCCGGCGCGGTCACGCTCAAAACCATGTCCGTCTCCGGCGAACTCGTGACCGGGATTGTGGCCAGCGGCGCGGCCACGCTCAAGAAAATATCCGTCTCTGCGACGGTCGAGGTGGGCGGGGTAATTACCGCGGCCGTCACGCTCAAGCGGGCGGTCGTCGCCGGCAAGATCAGCCTGGGCGCTCAATCGGGCGCGGCAGTCACGCTCAAGAAGGTGGTCGTCAAGGGCGTCCTGGAGCTGGGCACGGTCATGGACGTGGCGGTCATGCTTCAGCCCTCGGCCTGCGAGGGCGTGGTCATGCTCGGGATTCGGGCTGATAGCTGGATCACGCTCGCGCCCATGGCCGCCCATGCCCGCGCTCAGGTCGGCGACGCACGGCCGCAACCCATACGCTACGCGAGGCCAGCATGAAAAACGGACTGTGCATGAACATCAAGACCGGCGCGCTGGCCCAGTGGGAAACGCCGGACCTGGAAAGCCTGTGCGTTGTTGACGGTCGCCTACTCGCGGCCGGATCCGATGGAATCGCCGAGTATCTGGGCGACGCAGATTACGGCCAGCTCGTGGCCTGGGCCCTGGAGACGCCGTCAGACGATATGGGGGCCATTAGGGCCAAGCGCATCCGCCTCGCGCAGATCCTCGGCGAGGCCTGGCCCTCCACGCGGATCACCTACACGCTGATCGCGGACGAGGGGCGGCGACGTCGGGAACACCCGGTGCAGATCGCGCAGGCTGGCGGCCTCACGTCCATGATCTCCTACGCCGGCTCCGACGTCCAAGGCGTTCGGCTCGCGCATCGGATCAGCGGCGCAGGTCCGGCCGCGCTCGACGCGCTCATGGTGCAGGTCGTGCAAACCCCGTTCTGGAGGTAGCATGGCTTGGAAGCTCCCCTTCAATCAGTACCCGCCCAAAGTTGTGTTGGAAGGGGACCGCGACGCGGCCGCGAAACTCATCGGGCACGCGCATGTTTTGCTGACCAGGCACAAGGTTGACCAAGGGCGTCTGCCGATTCACGTCCAGAACGTTCCGCGGGTCACCACGCTCAACGGCGGGATCAAGATCACCACGAAATCGGGATTCGGCCAGGACCTCGTCAAAATTTACGTTCCTCCGCAGCCAGCGCCCAAGCGCCAAGTTCGAGTTGCAAAATACACCACCCCGCTCAGGTTCAAGCTGTTCCGCTACGACGGCACAGAGATGAAGCCAGAGCATGTCCTGGATCGCGACGAGCGGTGTTTCACGGTGTGCCTGAATGGCGACCTGAAGCAGGCGTTGGTGGACACGGAAAAGAACTATGAGCTGAATTACTCCAAATACCCTGGGACGCTCGGCGGGAAAGTAGTCATCGCGTACGATACGGAAGAAGCGCTGTGGATCGTGGATTGGGGTGGGCTGGACACTGTTGAAGATCCGAATGTGACGCTAGAGGCCTCCGTTGAACTTTCAGGAAACTTCATCGGCTATACGCCTCTGTACTCGTTTACCAGGGCGAATCCATTTAAGTCCGCAGGATTCGCATTCTACCCAGGAACCTGCATGCCCATCAACTCCGAATGCGGAACAGAGAACACCTACAGCTACTCGACAGTGAACAAGGACCAAGTTGGCAACTGTTGGCTCCCCTATGGCGGGCTGGGACAACGCAAGGCAAGGAGCTTGCAGACCGGTGGCAACTATCTGCTTGATACCGTGCTCCCGGAAACATTCATGTCCTGGGAGGGCTCTCACGAGATTGTCTGGTGTATCGACAAGAGGATTGAGGAAGAAGACGCAAAGCCGGAGGCCCCGTTCAAGACCCTAACCTCCGCAGAATTCGAAGCCATCCTGGCGGACTATCAAGCCGCGCTCGATGCAGCCAAAAACGCAGGTATTGCTGCAGTCAACGCAGCACTAGAGATCAATCCAGACCTGGATCAAGGCGAGATCGAGGCTATTCATGACGCCGCGTCGGAAGCCAAATTCGCGGAATTCGACCCAGACCCTTCGAAGGTCGAGGCTCTTCAACTCGATAAAATCTATATTTGGATGCGACGAAGCTATGTAAAGTCCCCGTGGTCAGGGAGCTATTATTACGACGCGCTTGGAAACAAGTTGTCTGACTATGTGGGCTATGCGTTCGTTCCTCAGGGCGGGTGGATCAAGGCGAAGTATAATTTTGAAAGTACGAACGACACTGTTCAGTCAACGCGGGGATATCTTTTTGATGGGTATTCAGGATCGATAGTAGATCAAGTTCTTCCGCGTGTTTTTTATCAAATACAAAACGTGTCAACGTCTGAGTGGTCCGAACCTTTCCGATACTTCGGTCACATATACGGTAGCAAAACCTATAACCTGGGTGATGAAGATCAATACAGCGTCCCGTTCTGCGCTCCTCGGGCGAATCTTCCATTGCTACACGGAAAGGTTAACGGGTTCAAAACAAATTCCGCTGATTTTATAAGCGAAATTATCGATTTCGACAAGACAGCGATGTTTTGCGGAGGAGCAGGCTCGTGGAGCGAGTACTGCACGCGAAATGACGGGAAACCAGATCAAGACTGGCATGGATATAACAACAACACTGCAGGACCAACAACAATACACCTGACGGCAAAACGAGAAGCTGAAGTTCGCAACCCATTTTGGACATATTCTTGCAGCGCATACGGGGGAACAATCCGTTATCGATATGTCGCGACTGGTTGTCTTTGTATTATGCTGAGCATGCTTGCATTCGACATAACACAAAAAGAATTCTCGTATGGTTATAATTCTGGATACCACATTCTATTTGAGAATAACAGACCAGCATGGATGATATAAGGAAATAATATGAGCAGTCACGTAGACACTCCAACCCCGCACAGCAACCCGCTTCAGACTACCTCGTCGTTTATCACGGACCAATTTGAGTTGGCCGAGGCGTTCGCGACGAGCGAAATCACTGCAATGCACGAAGCGATGACTACGTTGACGGAGCTTGCGAACGAATCGATATCTCTGACGACGTTCGGCGTCGAGACGGCGGAGCCTCCGGGCGAACGGTCACTGCCGAGTGGTCCCACGAAGCCAACCTTCAGGAGCATCGCCGCGAATTTCCCGGTCCTCTTCGATGCGTTTTCCGGAGCAGCGCTGGCCGACCTTTCCATGCCGGAATGGGACGGAGAAAAACCAATAATCAGCTTCAAGGATGCCCCCGACGTTGTTTATCCAGATGAGCCGGGGAACGCGCCAACGGTCGCGGAGATCGAGACACCGGACGCGCCAGTTCTTGTTTTTCCTGACGCGCCAAATTTCTCTGAGATCGTGATCGAGGACGCTCCGGAGATCGACGAGGCATTTTTCGAAGGTGTGCGGCCGGCGCTTAGTCTGACGCCCCCGGGGAAGCTGCTTGTCGTCACGCCGCCGGAGACCTTTCGAGACGTCTTGCTCGACAAGTTCCGGGCCAAGATCGCGACGATCATCGAGACCGGCTCGCCCATGTCGGACAAGGCGCGCAACGCGCTGTTCTCGCGCGGCCGGAACAAGATCGATGAGGCCGCGGCGACGGAAGAGGCTGCTCTGCATCGGCGGTTCGCGTCCCTAGGCTGGTCCAGGCCTCCGGGCGCCCTGAACGCGCTGGTTGCGCAGACGCGCGGTCGCTACGCGCAGTCGCTGACAGACCTCCTCAAAGACATCCTGGTCGAGGAAGAGCGGCTGATCCAGTCCAACACGCAAGTCGGCCTGCAGTACGGAATGGTTGTTGTTCAGGCCGCGATTGACCTGCGCAATAAGGACGTCGAGCTGTCGTGGGAGCAGGCCAAGACATTCGCGGAATTCACGCTCAAGGAGTACGAGGCCGCGCTCTCCTACCACAAGGCCGAGCTGGAGCAGTACCAGGCTGACGCCGTTGTGTTCAAGGCCCGGGTTGACGCGAAAATACAGCGTCTGGAGCAGTACAAGGCCTACCTTGAAGGCAAGCGCATCACGGCCGACGTCCAAGCCAAGCTCATCGAGATCTACAAGGCCGAGTTGTCCGGACTGGAGCTTCGCGTCAACATTTTCAACGCGCAGATGTCCGCGGCAAAGATCAAAGCGGAACTCCAACGCCAGATCCTGGACAACTACAAAACCACGGTCGAGGCCTACTCTACCCGGCTCCAGTCGATCGCGACCCGTTACGACGCGTATATCAAATCCATCGCCGGGGAAGAGGCCAAGGTCAACCTTTATTCCAAGGAGGTGGCTGCCTACGGGACGCTGGTGGACGCCAAGGCGCGCAAGGGCTCTTACGACATTGAGCGGCGCCGGCTGGAGATCGCGGAATGGGAAACCAAGGCCAAGCGGCACGCGTCCGCGCTGACCCAGGCCGAGGCGGAACTCAAGGCCCTGCTCGCGGAAAACGAGAATCTGACAAAGATTTTCACGTCCGAAGTCGGCGCTTTCGAAGCGGAGACCAAAGCGATTACGAGCCTGCAAAGCGTGGACGTGGAGCAGTACAAAGCCAAGGTCCAGGAAAACACACAGCGAGCGCAAGCGCTCATGGCGCAGGCTAAAAATCTTGTTGACGCATACATGGCGCAGCAGGCCTTGCGAGAGAAGATCGCGGAAATAAGAGGCAGCACGCACGCGCACGTTTCGACAGCGGCCCTTGGATCACGGAACGCAACCGTCGGGTTCGATTACAAATCCAACGACAGCTTTAGCGTGCAAAACAGCTTCCACGGAGGCGTAACCGTCGGCGAGTCCTGGACCCACCAATTTCAAGAGAGCTCGTAAGGAGATAACCATGGCGATGAGAGATAGAACGACCAGCGTGCAAGGCATGAGCTTTGGCGGCATCCAGGAAGAATCCAAGCACTCGCAGGCGATAGACGATCAGATCCGGCAGGGGATAGTCAATGAGGGGTTGTTTGGCGTCCAGGGGCTGCGGAATGAGGGCGATTACGCGACGCAGGGGCTGCGCAACGAAGGCGACTACGCCAGGCAAGGGCTTGCAAATCAGGGACAGTACGGCGTCCACTCTATGATGGAACAGGGCATGAACTACCGCACCGGGGTTCAAGAGCAGGGGCATAATTACCGCACCGGAATGGAGACCGGGGCCAGGTTCGGCGTGGGGCAAGCACAGCAGGCCCAGAAGCAATGGGAGATGCAAAACAAGCTCGTTGAGATCGGCATGGACCCGAGCACGGGCAAAAAGAGCTACGCGACGGTTGCGCAGATTCTTGCTGGTCTGTCCGGGGAGAAGCAACCCAAGGACGAGAAGACCAGCGGTGGGGCCACGACGACGGCCCAGCAATCGCAGCAGCCCCAGCAGGGCATGGTCATGCCTGGCGCTGCAACCAGCGGCTACGCGACTACGTTGGGTTTGGGCGATCCCAGCCAGCCGCCGGCGTATAGCACGGCGCCCGGATTCCCTGGGCCAGTGGCGTACCAGCCCGCGGCTGCCCAACAGGGGTCCGGACCCGCTCAGGGATCATGGAATAACCCGATCCAGAATCCCGGCGGACAGTATCCCGGTTACCCTGGGTCTCAAGCTCAGTCGCAACCTGGCGTTGGAGCTATTCAGCCGCGTGCGCCGAGGATGATGGTCTACGGACCGGACGGGACGGAGAGGAATGCACTTTCTCCCGCCGTGCAAGACGCGGTTGCCCGCAACACATTTGCTCCGGGCGAAAACCGGGGGCCGGATGGGATTGGCCCAGGCGCTCGGTACATCAGAGGCGGCGGTGGTTTGGCTCCTGGGAATTCGAGCGGAGGCGGCGCGTTTCGGAATCCGGGAGAGCAGACGAGCCCGGTCAACACGGATGCGTTGGCGGACAGCGGGCAGTTTTACCAGGACGCGCGTGGTCTTGGCTTGGGTCAAACGCCCCTGCAGGCGCGATTGCAGGGGGCTTTGCGCGAAGGATTCGCGGCGCAGACCCCGGCCGCAGGCCAGGCCGAGACGCAACCAGCGGTCGCGCAGTCTTCCCCGGCCGGGGTCCAGGTCCAAAACCCGGCGCCGGTTACGAGTCGCGATCCTTACGGGCAAGGACTTCCCTCGCTGGCCGAGCGGGCCGGTAATGCCGCGACCAGCGCGCCGTCCGGCGGCAACGTCGGACAACGAGCGTTCGAGTACGGGCAGGCCGCTGACCCTCTGTACATCAAGCGCGGCTTCGCGTGGCTCGGTCGCAATACGCCTGGCATATCCGTGGCTCAAGGCATCGGTCAGGGCACGGGCATGGCCTGGGACTACCTGAAGAACAACACCACCTCGGCGCAGCTCGCGCGGCAAGGTATGGACCCGAATACCGGCCAGGGGGTCAATGTGGGCGGACTGGGGCGCGTTGCGACCACTGGGCGGCAGGGGATGAACCCAGGCGGCGGCTTAGGGATAGGCCAGGCCGGACAGAAAGCGAGTCTGGCGGATCAAGCAAAGCTTGCAATTCAACAAGGCGCTGATCCGAAAAGGGTGGCTGAGCGTTTGTTCGCTCTCGGCCACAGGGGGTAGCTCGTGGACAATCCTTTTGCCGATTTGATCCCAGCCGGAGCGCCGCAGGGGGCGCAGCCCGAAGCGAACCCCTTCGCCGATTTGATCCCAGCGCCGCAGACGCAAGCGCCTGCGCAGCCCTCGGGGCAAGGCATGGTTATGCCGGGACAGGATACGCCAGAGGCTGAGGCGCTTCTTAGACTTGGAGTGCGGCCAGCGAGTCATGATCAGCGGGCAATTCACGAGTTATTGAAGCCAACGCTTGTCCAGCCCCAGCAACCGGAGCAAGGATACTTCGCGCGGATGGGCGCAGGCCTCAAGGAGGAGGTGCAAGCTCTGAACCCGTTCAGCGACACGCCGTTGCCGAAGAGCGCGCTTTACCAAGGGCTGGCGCGTGGCGGGGCATCCATCATCCAGGGGGCCGGGGCCGGGGTACAGCTGCTCGGGGACGCCATTGGCTCGGAGACGCTCGCGGAGACGGGAAAGAAGTCTGCTGACTTTTGGTCACAGCAAGCTCAGGGACTGGATATGATTGGGCCTGAGGCCTATCAGGGGAAAAGACTTTTCGAGAATCCAGAGCTGTTGTTGGACCCGAGGTATCTTGCTCGCGGCGCTATCGAGGGCGCCGTCAGTATGGGGCCGTCGATCATCGCTGCAGGGCCGCAGGGTTTGCGAACAGGAGTTGGCGCCGCCCTTGGCGCCGCCCAGGAGGCGTTGCCGTCCTATCATGATTTGCGAGGCCAGGGGGTGTCCGCTCCAGAGGCCGCCATGCGCGCAGGTAGCTACGGCGTCGCGTCCTGGGCGCTCAACAAGCTGGGGCTTGACGCCGTTTTGGGTCCATCTGGACAATCTTTGGCCAAAAAAATTGGCAATGCCGTCACGTCTGGCAGCACAGAGGCGTTGACCGAAGTGTTAGAAGAGCCAGCACAAGCTTTTTTTGAAAATGTCGGCCGCTCGCCTTTTATAGGCGAAGAGACCAAGCTGGCGTTTCGAGATAAATCCATTGGCGACTTTCTGAATCATCTGTACGCCAAGGACCAGCAAGACGTCGTGGGCAAAATGGGGCAGCAGACGCTCCAGGGTTTAGATGTCGCTCCAGGCGCGTTTTTGATGGGCGGCGGAACGAACCTCGCGCACGGCTTCGCCCATGGATCAGGTCAGCAACGGCCGGAACAAGAATTCTCTGGATTGCTCAAACGCGATGCGTCAGGCAAATCAACCCTGGAAGAGCAAGAGCGTCTTTCCGCTCTCTGGAAGGAGCTTGGCTCTTCCAACTACGGCGCCCTCGGCCTTGGAGGCATGCCCCAAGAGTTAGCCCCTGAGTTAACTCAAGAGGCCAACCCGTTCGCCGACCTAATCCCCCAACAAGGTCAAGTCCAACCGCAGGAGGAACAGCCGCGGACGGCAAGCACCGCCCCGCCTCTGCCAATCCCCCCCGACGCCACCCCGGCCCAGCGCATGGAGATCGCCGGCCGGAACTCGGAAGAGGCGCAGGTTGAAGAGCGGCAACGGCAGGCAGGATTACCGCCAGAGGCTTCGCGCGAGGATGTTCTTGCGTACGGGGAGACGCACCTGCGCCCTAATACGCGCGAGACGGCGGCGAAAAACATAGAGAAAATCAACGACTTACAACTTATCAGGAAAACGTTCGCGGACAAGTCCCCGCGTAGCCGGTACACGGTCGCGCTCGCTGAGCGGATTTTCGAGGAGCGTTCGGCCGCGCAGCAGGCGCAGGTCGAGCCGGCGGCCCCCGCTTCCCCGACCGAGCAGCAGCCCACGACTCCGGAGCAGGCGGCGCAACCCGTGGCGTCTGCCGCCCCAACTCTTTCCAAAACGGAAACAGCTCCCGCCGCGCCAACCGCCATGGAGATCTTCGCCGAGGCCCAGCAGACGCTGAAGCCGAAGGCCCTGGAGGGTATAGCCCGCCGCGTTGACAGGCTCGGCTCGCTGGAGAAGGTGCAGAAGGTTTTCCGCGGGAACAGCGTGGGCGAGCGCTACGCCCGCGCCTTGGCGGAGGAACGCTACGCGGCGCCGCAAATGCCCGACCATGCCGCGCCTGGGTTCGAGGGGAGCGTGGGCGCATCCGACCTTCCGGCCGGGGTCGATGGAATCGAGGGCGATCCGTTCGCGGCGTCTCCTTCCGTCCAACCCGTTGCGTCTCAGCAATCGCCCGTTCGTGAGATGCAAAACCAATTGCCTCTCACTGGTGAGACACAAACGACGCCCGAGGTTGCCCCAGGAGGAGCGCAAGAAAAGAATTCGGCACAGGGCATGGAGGGAGAAGGGAAAGCGACTGTGACCGGCATTCCGGCCGCTTCCGTGCGCACGGCCGTCCTTCAGAACCAAGAACAGGCAACAGGGGCTCAAGTCGAGCAGCACGCGAATCAGCCAGGAGCAGCCAGCCCAGCAGCACCGCCTGTTTCGACACGGGGTGCGGCCGAGGTTGCGTCTCCCTCTTCGTCTTCTGAAGAACTCGGCAAAGCCAACCAGGGAGTTGATGAAGATCGGCAGCGCCTGCTCATGGTGCGAGAAGCGCTCGGGCGAGCGTTAAAGCCAGCTTTGAGAAACAAAATATCCCAAAATGTGGATGCGCTCGGAAGCGTTGAAGCAGTCTCTAAACAGTATCCATCGGAAAAAGCGACAGCCCAGCGGTATGCTCGGATGCTCGCTGAAGAAAGGTTTTCGGTAGCGAAGACGAAAGCGCCAGGGGCTCAAGAACTTGGCGCTACGCTCACGCCTGGTATGCGCGAGCACGTTTCCAAGGTCGTGGACAAGCTCGGCAGCGTCGAGGCCGTCGAGAAGAAGTTCCCGGAGAAGGCGAAGGTGCATCGGTACGCGCGGGCTTTGGCGGAGGAGAGATTCAATGCCGGCGTTGAGGAACATGTTGATTTCGGCGAGCAGCAGGACGTAGGGTATGACGAGGCGGGTCCGGCGCGGACTGCGGCCCCCAAAAAAGAGACGCAGGAACAGCTCCAGCATGTAGACAACGCCCCCAATACAAGCGTAAAATCTGAGCAAACGGAGGCGAAAAGCCATGTGGATGCCACATCACAAAATGCTAGAGATGCTCAGGGTGGCGCTCAAGGACAGAGCACCCAAGGCGTACAGCGAGATGGAGAAGGACGGGACGCTGAACGAGTTCCTGCAAGGAAGAATGGAGGCGATTCGCGAAGAGGCGATGACCAGAGAACTCGGAGGGAGCGGAAAGGAAGAACCAGAGGACGGGCTGGAGATCTTCCAGCAGGCGCACATGTGGGCGAACCAATGCTGGAAGATAGCCATAGAGGAGGGGATCGCGGACCTGCCGATAGAAGACGAGGAAGAGGCGGAAACTATGTAGCGCCCGAAGGCTCCCTCGCGCGAGAGGGGTCGTGGAAAAAGACCGCCGAACGCAACCTCGGTATCGTCGAACTCGTCAAAAAGCTCCAGCAGGAGCAACGCCAAGCCACGCCGGAAGAGCAGGCCCAGCTCGTAAAATGGACGGGCTGGGGCGCGTCTGAACTCTCCCAGAATCTTTTTCCTGTCAGCAGCTACGACGGCCGAATAGACCTGGACCGGGCCAGGCCTGAGTGGAAAGACCTCGTCACGCGGGTTGTTTCCCTGTTTGGCCCCGAAGAGCTGCGCACGGCCATGCGCTCGACGCAGTACGCGCATTACACGTCGGAAAAAGTCATTCGGTCGATCTGGTCCGGTCTGGAGCGTCTTGGCTTCACGCAAGGAAATGTCCTGGAGCCTGGCATGGGCGTTGGCCTCTTCCCCATAGCCGCGCCGCAGCATATCGCCAACAACATCCATTATGTCGGCGTAGAGATGGACTCCATGACCGCGGCCATCGCCAAGCAACTCTTGCCCAACGCCAACGTCATCGAGGGCGATTTCTCCAAGCAGAAGCTCCCCAAGGATTATTTTGACCTGGCGATTGGGAATCCGCCTTTTTCGAGCACGAAGGTAATGTCTGATCCGGAATACCGGAAGAACCGCTTCGCGCTCCATGACTACTTCTTCGCAAAATCCATCGACCGCGTACGCCCAGGCGGTCTGCTTGTCTTCGTGACCAGCCGCTACACCATGGACAAGGCCGACGACGCGGCGCGCCAGTACCTGGCAGACCGCGCTGACTTGCTCGGCGCCGTGCGTCTGCCGCAAACAGCCTTCAAGCAGAACGCCGGAACCGACGTGGTCACGGACGTCCTTTTTCTGCGCAAGCGCGAGGAGGGCGCGGCCAAGAGCGGAGAATCCTGGCTTGGCCTAGACGAGGTCAAGACGCCGGAAGGCCCGACGCTGGTCAATGAATACTTCGTACAGCATCCGGAGATGGTCCTGGGCGAGCACAGCTTGTCGGGGAAGATGCGCTATCGGGGTGAATACACGGTCACGCCGATGGACGGCGACATTGAGGCGCATTTTGCCAAGGCCGTCGAGAACCTGCCCAAGGACGTCTACATGGAGTCCCAAGGGAAAAAGGCGGAAGTCACAAACGCCAGGACAGCCGAGAAGGATTTCAACCCGAACGTCAAGCGCGAAGGTGCGCTGTACGTGGATGGTTCGGGCGAGGTCCGCGTGGTCCAGGACGGGGCTGGCGTTTCGGTGGATGAAATCGCCAAGGTCAAGCCTGAAGAAAAGAGCTGGCTCAAGGGATACGCGTCGCTCAAGGTGTTACTCAAGCAGGCGCAACATGACCAGATCAACGACGGTGACTGGGAGTCTTCACTTAAGGCCCTGGGAAAGGCCTATGACGCTTTTGTGCGTGAGCATGGCCAGATTCGTGAATTCATGGTCATTGAACGCAAAGCTAAAAACGATGAGGGCGAGGACGTTGTAGCGGTTTCTCGCAGACACAAACGGGAGAAGCTGCTTGACCTTGACTATGAGCGCTCGCTCATGGAAGCGCTCGAAACGATTGACTCCAATAACCAGATTCAGAAGGGGAATTTCTTTAAAGGACGAACGATCAAAAAACCTTCGCGGCCGGAGATCAAGACCGCACAAGACGCCCTGGCCGTCTCCCTGAACGACCTGGGGCGGCTCGACATCGCCCATATCGCCGAGCTTGCCGGATCGTCGCGAGAGCGAGTCATCGAGGAGTTGGGCGATGCGGTCTTTGAAGATCCCAGTCACGGCTGGCAGACGGCCGATGAATACCTCTCTGGCGACGTCGTGTCTAAGCTGGAGGAGGCGCAGACCGTGGCCAAGTCGGACGAACGCTTTGAGCGCAACGTCCAGGCACTGCTCAGGGTCCAGCCGCGGCCGCTGAATCCGTCGGAGATCACGGTCGCCCTTGGGGCGCCGTGGGTCGATTCCGCGCACATTGAGCAGTTCGCCAAGGAGATCATGGAGCTCCACTCCGGGATCTCCTATAGCCGCGATGCCGGCGTCTGGTTCGTCGTCGGAGAGAACAGCAAGGGGACGGCGGCCAGCGAATGGGGCACGGTCAGACGCCCACCGGCGGCCTTGCTCTCTGCGGCTATGAACAACCGCACTGTAACCATCAAAGATACCGTCACCGTTGATAAAAGCACAAAAACCTTCACGAACAAAGAAGAGACGGCGGCGGCGCAAGAAAAAGTCTCCAAGATCAAAGAGGCGTTCAGAAATTGGCTTTGGACAGACGCCAAACGCACTGAAGAACTGACCGCCTACTACAATCGGAATTTCAACAACCTGGCGCCGCGCAAGTTCGACGGTAGCCACCTTACCCTGCCGGGGCTCTCGCTCAAGTACAAGCTCTACGACCACCAAAAACGGGCGATTTGGCGCGTCCTGCAGACCGGTACAACCTACCTGAACCATGCGGTAGGCGCCGGCAAGACTTTGGAAATGATCGTCTCGGGCATGGAGCAACGCCGCGTCGGGCTGGTCAAGCGGCCCATGTACGTGGTCCCGAATCACATGCTGCAGCAGTTCGCATCCGAGTTTGTGGACGCCTACCCGCTGGCGAACATCATGGTCGCGGACGAAAAGGGCTTTCATACCTCCAACCGGCGACGCTTCTTTGCTCAGGCTGCGCTGAACGATCCGGACGCCATCATCATCACGCACAGCTCTTTCGGCAAGATTGGCGTGCGCGAGGAGTCGTTGCGCAGCGTCGTCAACGAATTTTTGGAACAGCTTGATGCAGCCCTGGATGACGTCGAAACCGGCGACAGGATCACCCGCAAGAAGCTGGAGAAGCAGAAAGAAAATCTCGAATCCAAAATCATGAGTAAAGCGGCCAAGGAGGAAAAAGACGGCATCGTCTCATTTGAGGACATGGGCGTTGATTTTCTCTATGTGGACGAGGCTCACGAGTTCAGGAAGCTGGAGTTTGTCACGAACCGCATGGGTTTGAAGGGGATTGACCCGAATGGCTCTGCCAAGGCCATGGACCTCTACGTCAAGACGTTGCATTTGGCCAAGCAAAACCCGGGTCGCTCGCACGTATTCGCGTCCGGGACGCCCGTCGTCAATACCATGGGCGAGCTGTACTCGATCATGCGCTACATGGACCCCGAAGGATTGGAAAGGGGCGGCATGGAGCACTTCGACGCTTGGTCCCAAATGTTCGGCGAGGTTGCCGCCCTGGTCGAGCAGAACGCGGCCGGATCATATGAGACCGTCGAGCGCTTCGCCAAGTTCGTCAACGTCCCTGAGCTCATGAAGCGCGTGCTCACGTTCATGGATGTTATGGGCTCCAAGCAGTTGGGCGACATCGTAAAACGACCGACGCTGACAAACCAGGGAAACCCCACGAACGTCGTCGTACAGCCGTCGGACGCCCTGAACGCCTATCTCAAGGGAGAGCTGCAACGCCGCATCGAAATCAGCAAGAAATTCAAGCCGAGCAAAGATCAGCCCGGAAACCCTGACCCTCTGATCAATATCATCACGGACGGTCGACTGGCGGCGATTGATCTGCGGCTTGTCGGCGCCAAGGACGACAAGAACTCTAAGCTGAACCAGATGATCGACAAGATCATTGCGACCCACAAACGGACAACCCAAGAGCGCTACGACGGGGAGAAAAGGCCTGGCGCAACGCAGATTGTTTTTTCAGACGTCGGGTTTGGCGAGGCTGTGCGCAAGAACCGCGGTTTTGACGTCAAGGCCTTCATCAACGGACGGTTGAAAGAGGCTGGGGTGAACCCCTCTGAAATTGCCTGGATGGAGGATTACAACACGCACGCCAAGAAGGAGGCGCTCTTCAAGGAGCTGCGCGCCGGGACCAAGCGCATCCTTTTCGGATCGTCTAAGAATATGGGGACGGGGTTGAATGTTCAGCGTCGTCTCAAGGAATTACACTACCTGAGCCCACCCTGGTATCCGGCCGCGGTCGAGCAGGCGCATGGCCGCATCCTGCGACAGGGGAACCTGAACAAAAAAATCTCGATAAACTGGTACGCCACGAAAGGCACCTACGACTCGACGCAGTGGGGCAGCCTGGCCCGCAAACAAAAATTCATTGATCAGGCCTTTTCCGGCGATGACACCGTTCGCAACCTCGACGACGTGGGCGAGGCCTCGCAGTTTGAAATGGCCGCGGCCCTGGCAGCAGGCGACGAGCGCGCTATCGAGCTGGTAAAGCTGCGCGGAGAAGTGCAACGGTTGGAGTCGTTACAGGCTGCGCATCACAACGAGCAGATACGTTTCAAACGAGAGTCGCGAAGCCTTTCCAGCAGCATCAAAAGCGGAACTGAGCGTGTAAACGAACTGTCCGCATTGCTCAAGGACTTGGGTGACGAGGGGTATCTGGCGTCGAAAGACTTCTTTATGGAGATCGACGGGAAGCACTACGAAGGCGACCGCGCGGCGGGGGACGCACTCTGGGCCAAGGCGGCCAAGGAGCTGGAGCAGTTCAAGCAAGGCAAGGCGAAAGAGGCGACGCGGCTCCTGGGCAAGCGTCAAGGCGATCAGAATATCTACCTGGATCTAGAGCGCCTACAGGACGGGGAATGCCGTATCGGAGACATTTTTGTTTCCAAGAACAAGCGGCGCTTTGACTTGCGGCCTGCGTACGGGAGTGGCGCCATAAACCTGGAGGAAACGGCCGGGACAACGCTTGCGCGTCGCGTCAAAGAAGCCAATATCATGGTGCAACGCGATCTCTCAAACAGGCTGAAGAGCATCCAAGGAAACAAGGACGAGAAGGCCTCTTATGATCGCAGAATAGGCGCGCCATTCCCGCAAGAGTCCACCCTGGCCGAAGCCGTGGCCAAGGTCGCGCAACTGGAGAAGGAGCTCCAGGCCGATGGAGTCAAGACGGAGGGAGGCGCGAGTGCAGAAGAACTTGGCCAGGCCTTGAACGTGGACGACGCGCGCTTTTCGCACAGCGAGGCCTCTGGAGAAAGAAGGGCCACCCCCGCCCAAGTCTCCGCCCTCGAAAAGCAGCTTGAACCGCTCCAAAAAATCGCCAAACGCGGCATCGCAATCAAGGTGCTCGCGTCCATGGACGAAGCCCCCCGCCATGTCATCGACCAGATTCCCGAAGGCCAGACCATGCGCGCCGTCTACGATCCGAAAACCCAGACGATCTATTTCAATGCCGGGGCCATGATGGGGGAGGCTGACGTTGCCCATTCCGTGCTCGAGTCGGCCAAAGAAGTCTGGCTGCATGAGTCCGTGGGTCATCATGGCTTGCGTGGGTTTTTCGAGCAGCAGTTCGGAAAGCAGTGGAAGGCGCAGTTTGTCGGTTACTTACACCGTGTGGCCGCAACGTTTGAAGGCTCCAAGGAATGGGCCGACCTCAAGCGCCTCTATCCTCAGCGAGATGGGATGTCCTCCGCTGAACACCGCCTAGAGCTGGCTGAAGAAATGCACGCCCAACTCACCGAGAAGTTGCAGCTCGGCGAAGACCTCAGCCCGAAAGAGCGCACGCTCTGGCAGAAGTTCGTCGATTTCTTGGAGCGCCTGGTTACGAAGATCCTCCCCGGCAACAAGCTCAGCCGGCCAGAAATGGAGCAGATCGCGCGCGACAGCTTCGACTGGCTGACCGGCCGGGGGCAGGCGCGCGAGACCGCGGGGCAAGGTTTTGGCGGCGCGATGGGCGGGGAGTTGGCCGGGGTGCGGGCGTCGATGACAGAACGAAAAGCCGCAGCCCGCTCCCTGGCCGAGATGCGCCACGACTTTGGCAACCTGAAGCCAGAGGAGCAAAAGCGCGTCCAGGCCGAGGCGCAGCGACAGCTCGACGCGGTGAAAGAGGTGCGAGATACGCAGGGGCGCTTGCTTGCGCCGAGTGGAAAACCGTCGCAGCTCAACGAATTGCAGTGGAAGCAGGTGCGGACGCCGTGGTTTAAGGAGTGGTTTGGGGATTGGGAAGTGCTACGAAAAAGCCCCGTCCCCTACACCGTTCTGCGCGGGGATGAGATCTCCCCATCCGGTACCCCAATAAGAGAAATGCAAGAAAAGGCTCGTGAGATTTTAGAAAATCTGCGCACTTCAAAAACGCAAAGTAAGACGGTAAATGCTGATACTGGATGGAGCATAATCATCGGCAGCGTCGGGGTAGACGAAACTATGCGCCATGCAGCGCAGATTGCTCACAATCAGTCTGTTCCCGCTATCCCTGAACTGTTAAAAAAAGCTGTTTTGGTAGGGTACGAAACAAACAGAAAGCAGAAGCAGTTCGACAATATTCCCACGGTTTACCACTTCTATGCTCCGCTACGTATCGGTGGTGACGAGTATGTTGCCAGATTAGTAGTTAAAAAGGCAAGAGATGGTTCATTTTTCTACGACCACTACCTATCAGAAATAGAAAAACCCGCTAGGTTGCCGAGACCGGATATCAAATCCGGACCGGGCGAAGCGGGTATCTCTGAGATGAAAATAAGCACTCTTCTCGAAAACGTCAAGCCGGAACATCTCCCCTCACGGGTTGTTGACGAAAACGGCGAACCGCTCGTGGTGTATCACGGCACAGGGAATGGCGACATAACATCATTTTTGCCAAATGGAGGGGGAACACGCGGGGACTATGAACATGCATTAGAGCATTTCAGAAAGGCAAAAGCAGAAAATAGTCCGTATGGCTATATGAATTTTCGGTCAGGGTCTTTTTTTAGTCCGCATCCAGACTATGCCGGTCATTATGCTCCTGAATCTGGGGGAGCCGTATATCCTGTGTACATAAAGTCTGTAAACCCTGTGTATGTCGGTCAAAAAGCATGGGGGCACTACCAGAATATAACTTCAGACGCGTTGATCATGGAGGAGAATGGCAAGATAAATGAGATTGCTGTCATTGATCCTGAACAAATCAAATCCGCCACCGGCAACGTAGGCACGTTCTCGGCGCGCAACCCGGACATTCGCTTCTCCCTCTCCACCCCCATCGAGGACACGCCCACTCCGACCATGGCCAACTCCTCAAAGATCAAGGCTTTCGTCGGGGACGTGGCGGCCGGCCTGCAATACTCGCTGTCCAACATGCTCATGCCGGGAAAGGCCTCGGAGTTCGGCTTCCTTGGTAAGCTGGGGCGCTCTCCGGAATGGATCAAGCATCCGGTATTCCGGAAGATATTCGAGGTTTTCCGCAACCGCCAGGATCGAGCTCACGAGATCATGTTCGAGACGCTCCAGCGCGAGGACGGGACCACGATCCATGCCGGCCTGAAGAAGCTGGCCAAAGAATCCCCAGAGCAATACAAACTGCTCGGCGAGATCATGGACCGCGCCGACGTCAACGAATGGAAGATGGACGCCACGGAAAAGGTTTTTCAAGAGCACGGGGCTTCGGAAGAGACCATCTCCCTCTGGAAGGACATGCGTCAGGCGTATGACAAGCTGCTTGACCTGCGGCTGAAGGCGTACCGAGAGATGCTGGCCGATGCACAGAAGAAGGCCGACGAGCGTGGCGTGCCCATTGAGAAGATCCTCAAGGACGTCGAATACACGGACGAATCCGGCCGCGTGGTGCAGATGTCGCTCAAAGAGGCGATTGAGCGCATGGGCGAGCTGCGCGGAAGCTACGCGCCGCGCCAGCGCGATCAGGGGAGCTTCACGGTCACGGGCAAGCGCAAGAATCCCGAGACCGGCGAATGGGAGTTCTACCGCCAGCACGCGGCCACGGGATTGCAGGCGACCATGCTACGCAGGCAGATGGAGCGCGATGGCTGGAAGATGAACCCTGTGGGCAAGGTCAAGGCCCTGCCGGAATCGACGCAGCAGGCTATCCGGGCTCTGGAGATGGCCAAGGCGATCAGCTCGGCGGCCAGCGCCTCGAAAGGCGTTTGGGAAATCACCTGGCTCAAGGATAAGGGCTTGGGCAAGACCGAAACTATGCGCGAGACCACGACGGACCCGGCGCTTGCCGACCGCATGCGCGATGAAGGGAAAAGGGTTGTTTCTGTCGAGCGCAAGCAAGGCGCCGTCCAGGATGAGGTCAAAGAGGCGCTTTACCAGGATTTGATTCAAAATCTGGCCGACGACATCAAGGCCCGCGGCTTCCGGTCCGCGTCGATTAAGCGCGAAGGGCGCCGTGGTGAAGTGGTTCTGGGATACGAGACGGACCCCGGCAAGCGCTTTATGACCTACACGACCATGACGGCTTACGGCGTGGCCAAGGGCGAAGCCGCGCAGCAGGCGACGCTGGCGCTGTTCGGCGGCAAGGACGGCAAGGGGATTAATCCGAAGGATGAACCCGAGGCTTACCAATACTCCATTGAGTATCTGAAGGAGCAGCTCCGGAACGCCGAGGCCGCGGATAGAGCCATAGGCCTAGCCAAGGGGATCGCGAGCTTCAAGTTCCTGGGCTTCAATCCGCGCAGCGCGCTCGTGAACATGGTCGCGCTGGCCACCAACGTCCCGCCGGCCATTCACCAATACGCGCTGGGCGGCAAGGGCTCGATGGGCCAGATTGCGCTGGCCACGGCGCAAGGGCTCAAGGACTATTCCGCGTGGGCCTTCGCCGGGAGAGAATCAGCGCTCAAGAATGACGATGAGCGCGCGTTCATGGCCGAGGTGAAGCGGAAGAATCTGGATGACGCACAATTCGCGCGCGAGGCGTCGAGTGCGTACCGGGCGGCCATGGGCGATGGGTGGGCCACGGCCATGAAGGGGGCCATGTGGTTCTTCTCCAAAACCGAGCAGGCAAACCGAGGCGGCACAATGCTGGCCGCCTACCGCTTGGCTCGCCGCGCTGGACAGGATCATGCTCAGGCCATGAAGAGCGCGGAGTTGGCGAGCGACCGCGCGCACGGCGTCTACGGCAAGGAGGCCATGCCGTACTTGGCCTGGGGGACCGGGTTGGGGCGCATCGGGCAGGTCATGTACGTGTACCAAAAGTTCGGCCACAACACCTTGCAAATGCTCTACGACCTGGGGCTCAGCCAGAAGAACGCCAAGGCCGCCGCCTGGCTCACGCTCTCGCCTGTCCTGCTCGCGGGTGGTACGGGGTCGGTCGCTTGGATGGTGGCGCAGGCCATTGCCAAGGGGCTGGAGCCTGACCGCGATCCGGACAAGGTCTTGCACGACATGATCCGGCGCAACCTTGGCGGACATGTAGACGACTTCGCACGGTTCGGCGCGTTCGGATTGATGGGCATGAACCTGACCAGCTCCATGAAGATGCTGCCGAACATTCCGGACAGCGCCAGTGACGTTTCTGGGCCGATAGGCGGCGTGTGGAGAGACGTGGCGGACGCCTGGAGGTATCTAAAAAAGGGGCAGTATGGCCGGGCCGCCGAGAAGGCCTTGCCAAACGCGGCAGGGCGCATGCTCCAGGCCGCCCGCGAGTCGGAACAGGGCGTCACAACCAAGACCGGCGCGCGGGTGTACGACGAAAAGGGTCATCCCTACCGGCCGAGCGCGACGGAAACCACGCTGAAGGCCTTGGGCGTCACGCCGTCCGATGAGTCATCCTTGAAGCAGCGGACCCATGAGGCGAAGGCGGACGTGGCCGGGTTCACGGAGCGGCGCAACGAGATTTACGAGCGGGCGCGGGCCTTCTACGCGAGCCAGAAAAAGGACTCTGCGGAATGGTCAAAGATCGTGCTCGATGTTCAGAAGTTTAACCAGAGCGTGGCAAAGCACAAGCTGGCGGGGGCCGTATCGTTCATTCGAGCGTCGAACCTGCGCAACCAGGCCATGCGCATGGCGCGCGGGAGTAAGCAATTTATGATGATGATGAAGGATGCGGATGGGGACGAGGACGAAGCCGAGTAGTCTCAGGCTGGCGTTTGATCGGAGTGAGGATGCGGATGAGGATGACTAGATTGAGAGTCGATTAAATCCATTACGGCTTTCTTGTACAATTCGATCTGGGGGCCTAATCGAACCTGGTCCCGAAGGAACAACAGATGTTCATATAATTCCTTGCATTTCTCAGCGGAGTTATCCCATTCGTTCATTGTTCAGTCCCCCGGGGCTGGGTAGATCGTCAGAATGTTTTTAGTGTTGTGAAATTCGACAATCTTGTCCAATGGATAGACATCACTTTTTTTGAAGCAACGCATACATTTTGCGCGTGCCTCAAGCCTTGAGTCAGTAAAATCGGGGTTGAAAATTCTTTCTGGATAAACCGAAACTTCCCCTCCGCACGTCGGACACGGCCGCATTGAAAAAGAAAGCCTCGCGAAATTTAGCGCGGATATCGCTACGCAGGCGTTAAGGAGCTCTGCAATATTCTCTGGCTTCAT